TTAGGTGGTAGTAATAAATTTCACTGTAATCACAGCTGCGATAAACCAAATGATTAATCCTATTGATAAGAAGCCTAACATTTTTATTGTAATCAAAATATTAGTTTTAAAATTTAAGAACCATAAATTGTGTTTATGGCTAGACTTGTGAGGGGAGTTCAAGTTGTGTGTTATATCTTCTTTCATAATTACCTCTTATTAAGTTGCAGTTGGACTTGTTCTGAATACGATTCAAAGATTATATAGTTGAATATAGTTTTATCTATTAATTGAGTCAATAGTTTTAACTATTAAAATAATAATTTTAACTTTTACTTTCTTGCTGCTAATAAAAAAGCCACATTAATTGTGGCTTTTTTACAAAACTTCATGTGTATGGAGGGGTTATCCAGCTCTCCAGAACTGTCGACCCATAACTCTAAAGTTTTTACCATTTTCTTCTGTTACGCGCCGATCTCTAAATTTTTCGTTAAGACTGTGGAGAATTAAAGACCCATCTTCTTCTTTGAATATCTGTTTTAGCATACCTTCACCAGCAAAATATACAGCATATATTTCACCATCGATAATTTGTGTTTGAGATATATCTATACCTACAAGATCGCCATCTTTTATATAGTCCATCATGCTATCGCCTTTAGCTTTGATAATGCGCATACAATCTTGAGCTACATGTTTTTCCTTGAAAAAAGAAGATGGAAAAGGAATTTTTCCATTAATCGCATCAAAATGAAATTCAATTGATTCACCTGTGCCACATGAAAAATTAGCCTCAGCTACTTCTATCCATACATATTGATTATTTTCTTTATCTATTACCACTGGTTTTACCAAATCATCTTCACTAAAAGAATCCTCAGCTTCACCAGTTGTTAACCAATAAGCATCTACTCCTAGATATTTTGCAATTAAAGGAAGAAATGCTGACTTTAAACTTTTTCCTGTTTCCAGCGCTTGATATGTCGGTTGTTTAATACCAACCGCTTCAGCGACTTCATATTGACTCTTTCCTGCTTTTAAGCGAGCCGCTTTTAGACGAGTTGCTAAATCAGACATGATATTAACCTTAAAATCGTTGCACCTAATTTTATAGTTAAAACTATTAAAATCAAATAACCTTAACTATTGACATTTGATAGTTAAAACTATAAATTAACTATTAAGATAGGGGTTTGATAGTTATGAGTATAGATAACATTTCAATCTACATCCAACTGGTGAGCTTTTTCGGGAGTCAAACAAAAACGGCACAAGCTCTTTCAATTAAGCAGCCTTCGGTTAATGCTTGGTTAACGGGTAAAAGTCAAATGTCTGAAAAAATTGCTTTGCGGGCTGAGTATGTAACTAATGAGAGATTTAAAGCATATCAACTTTGCCCAACACTAAAAGAGTTTGAGAAGAAAGTTGCGAGTTAATCTTCACAGTAAAGATGTAGGTAGAGACTAATTTTTTTAAGGATTTATAAATGGTTGAGATTAGTTTTAAGGAGAGATTTTTTAAATAAGTTTTATCAAAAATGTGAAAAGAAAATTTGGATGCTTGATTTATAAAGCAAAAAGCCTGATCGGCAAATCAGACTTTTTAGTTAATTCATTTAATTAGGAAATCACAATGAATTTGAAAATAAATTTATCACAATGTTGTGGCGAAAACAAATCGATTAATTGTAAGGGTAAGGAAAATAAAATCTTTTACCATTTAAATTCCTTTAAAACTCTTTTAAAGGAGTTAAATTCCAATGCGTGATTATGGGAAGGTTTCTCCACACTTCTGGACAGGTATAACTGGTAAACAATTACGAGAGTGTCCCGAGTCCATTATCGTGGCTATGTATTTAATAACCAGTCCACATGCAAATATGCTTGGTCTTTATTATATGCCTCTTTTATATATAGCTCATGAAACTGGTTTGGGGCTAGAAGGAGCAGAGAAGGGGCTTGAATGGGCATGTAAAGTAGGTTTCTGTAGTTATGACAATGTTTCAGAAATGATCTGGGTACATGAAATGGCTCGTTTTCAGGTTGCTGAATCTTTGAAGGAGAGTGATAACCGTTGTAAAGGTATTCAAAAGGATTATGACTCATTACCGTCAAATCCATTTTTAGAAGATTTTTATAATAAATACTTTGAAGCTTTTTGTATGACGCATCGACGTGAAGGAAAGAATAACCACTATGTAGAGAAAGAAGCCCCTAACAAGGTTCTTTTAAGCCAAGAACAGAAGCAAGAACAGGAACAGGAAAAAACTCTCTCTCAAGTAATTTTAACGAACGTCATGAAATCAGAAGATTGGAGACCAGATTTAAATCATCTCGCTACTTATTTGAAAAAGACTAAATACTCTCAGCAAGTGCAAGAAATCTTATATATGGATGACTTTGAATTTCATTTGAGCAATTTCAATGCTCACCATGAAACTTCGCGATATCTAACTGATAGTCAAAGACACAGCAAGTTTGCTCAATGGATATTTGAAAAGTTTGAAAAGTTAAAAGCTTCAAAAACTAAATCAACGAAGTCAATTTATTTAAATTCAAGAATACATGGAAATGTAAATCAAGCTTTTGAATACCAACAGCCAGAATATGACGAAAGTATTAAGCCATTGGAGTTGGGAGGGAAATTTGTATGAATGTAATGACAAAAATTAATCACTCTTTTGAACCAGGGTTAAATATTTGCTCTATTCATTTGGAGAAAAAGGTCAAGATTGCTGGTTTAGAAATCTGTCCAACATGTGCTGTTAATAAAGTAACTGAGTCTAATCTCAAGCATAGTAAAACCGTTAGAAAAATGGTTTATGAAAATCATTTAGCTGGTGGAATGTTGCCTATACGTCATAAAAACTCAGGTTTTCATAATTATCGCTGTGAATTACCAGGACAAATTATTGCTTTTAATAGTTGTGCAGCTTACGCCGAACGAATTATGAAAGGACAGGTAACGAATCTGGTTATGGTGGGAAAAACTGGGACCGGTAAAACACATCTTGCATGTGCTACGGCTAGAACATTACTTAAAAATGGAAAAACAGCTCGTTATATCACCAGTGAAGAGTTAGCAAATGACATCATGGGAGCTTGGTATCGTCAGGGTGATAGTGAAAAAAATACTATTTATCGTTATACAGAATATGACTTACTCATTATTGATGAGTATGGCTTGCATGATCGCGAAAAACGTAAAGAAGTGGTTCATAAGGTTTTATATGCACGTTATGACGCAGATAAAGCAACAATGCTTATTTCAAATTTTGCGCTTAATGATACTAAGGATCGGATAGGCACAATTATTCATGGCTTGATTTCTGATTTAGGTGATCGCCTTTGGTCTCGGTTTCAACATGGGGGATTAACTCAAATTGAATGTGTATGGGCAGATACTCGTTTAGGAGCAAAACTATGAATGCTAAATTGGAACTTACTAAACATGATTATTCAATGAGTTATTCAAATGTTTTTCTTAAGTCTAAACAGCGTAATGAGCTCGCTATCCAATTAGCAGAATGGGTGGCTCAAGGTAATCAAATTAACTTGATTAAAAACAAGAATGAGAATCAAGGCTATATGAAACAGGGGATGGAGAAGTCTATTAAAGATGAGTATAACGGCAAAAGTTATATGGACTCGGGTGTTACATCAAAAAACTTATTGATTCATTCATCAATTAAAGAAACGACAGCATATTTAAATGACCAACAAGCTTTATTAAAAATATTTGTTAATAAGTTCGGACAATCTTGGGATTTCTTAGCAGCTAATTCTGGTTATGCATTAACAGCTCATCAGCTTTATCGGGTTTATCATGGGCGATCAGAAGCTTCATTACTTGATTGGAATGTTTTAAGACAGTCACTTGAAAATTTAGGGGTGAATAATGAATCATCTTGTTGAACAGCATTATTGTCAAACTCTGGATGTTAGAATTAATCACAAAAAGATTCTAAGTAATTTTAAAGATTTGACGAATGTAGAGTTACCTATCAAGAGTAATAAAAATTTTGCTTATGAACTGAAATTACAGAAAAAGAACTTTAAATGCTTATTAGGTATAGAACTTTATGGGCGCTTATTAATAATTAAATGTACTGAGGGCTTAATATAATGAAAACTGATCAAATTATTTTAGTAATAGTTGCCTCATTTGCCTTCTATTTTGCTGTTAAGTTTTTGATGCAATGGTTGGTCGGTGAATATAACCATGGGGCAGTGGTTGAATGGATGCGAAGAGGTTTTGCCTTTGGATTGGGTTTTATTTTTTCGATGTTAGTAATGATTGTGATTGCGTATATTTTGAGAGGGTTAATGAATGAATATTGATATTAGTATTATGAATCAGTTTACTCAGTTTCAGTGGTTATCCCGAGGCTTAACAGCACAATCATTGGACTTTTCAAGAGTTGGACATACTCCTAATAAAGACGCTATTAATTATCAAGATAGATTAGGAGCAATTGCAAAAATGGAGACTCAATTAGCTAAATCAGTGTCTTCATTAATTATTTATAATGGAAAATCAGAAGAGGACTATAAGTTTATAAGAAATCATTTAGCTTTAATTATGTTAAAAGAAGCTGAAAATGATAAAAAAAGAGAACCTGAATATATTGCTATTCACCATTTGGCATGGCTTATTGCTCGTATGGTTATTGATTTTTCTCTAAACCCTGATCTTGAAAAAAACTTTACTGCTCAGGGGAGACTTTATTATGCAGGGATTACGGCTTATAAGATGTCAGCAGATGTTTATAGAATGACATGGAAACCGTATGAGAAGTTAATGCAGCTTGCAATTGAATCTGCTATTGCGGAGGCAGAAGATACTATACGTGAATATCGGAAAGATACTTACAAAGAGTTACAATTATAGGGTTTTCATTATTCTGAAAAAAAGAGTATTATATATTTAAGATGGTCGTATTGCAGATTTAATTTGTAGTGCGACTTTTTAGTTTAAGTTGTTTTTTAATTTTTATTATCGTATCTATAAGAATAATTCATATATTAAATTTTTACATAGATAATAATTTTTAGAGAAATTGTTCTTTATTTATGGAAAATGTAAAATCTATGTTTTTTAAATATTTTTATATGAATTCAAAGTTTTAAATATTTTTTAAAGGGTTATTTAAGTTTTGCTGTAAAAATGCAGCATATAAAGCCATATCAAATTAAGTTGATATGGCTTTATTTTTTATTAGTAATAAGTCTGGAAAGGTATTTATTATGAGTTGTACGGGTTGTGCTAAAAGACGTAAATGGTTAGAGAGTAAATATAATGAACTTGAACGAAGAACAAAATTACTGTTGCTCAAAGTTACTCGAAGTGATGGAAGAGTTGGTAAAGCAGAACAACACATTGATTCAAAAGGTTGAAAATAAAGATACTCTTATTTATTCTGCTATAGAGCAGAATAATAAATTACTTCAAAAGTATTTTGAAGATCAAGCAATTGATCAAAATATTATTTCTTACTTAGATTCAAAACCAAAAGAAAAATAATATTTATATCAATTGGTAAAAGTATTTTATATTATCTTAGTTATTAGAAGAGCAAGATTTAAAGTCTAGCTCTTTTTTTATTGGAAAAAATATGTCAAACGTAAAAGTCCAGTTTTTAACAACATGTATGCATAATCGAATTGTTCATATAGCCGGTGAGGTAATTGAACTTGATTTAAACAGTGCGGAAGATTTATTGAAACTTAACTTAGTTAAATTTATTAATTCAGAGGCATTAGAAAAAAATAAAAAATTAACTAATCAAAATAAGTTAAGGCAGGCCCGTCGTAAATCTAATGAAAATAACTATTTAAAGTAAAAATAGTTACTATTAAGAGATCATGCAATAAATGGTTTTATTGTGGAGGGTATATCTATGAATATGAATGGCTTGTCTACTCTACAAAAGAAACTAAAAAATTTATCAGATGATAAAAAAATTAGTCAAATTGTGGATGACGTTGAAAAAAAAGCAACTTCTCCCAAAAATGCTAAAGAATTAATGGCTAAGATGCTTAGAAGTGAATTAATAAATAAATTGTAATACAGTTTATTAGAAAACTAAGATCTAGGTACTATGTGTAATTAATACTAAATTTATATATTGCACATATGTAGTACTCCATTAGACAAACTTCCCAAATTCTAAAATTTTATGACCTCGCAAAACGCGAGGTTTTTTTCGTCGTTAAAAAAGGAGTCCAATCATGGGCGTATTAACACAAGGTACTGAAACATGGGTAAAACATGGTTCACCAGCTGTATTAACTAAAATTGAATGTATTACTGAGTTGTCGGTAGGCGATGATAGTGTTACTGAAATTGAAACAACATGTATGGAAGAGCGTGAATCTTCAACTTCAGAATATGGTTTAGTTAAACCAGGTGAAGGTAGTTTGAAAATCAATACTGATCCTGAAAATGAAACCCATGTTACGATTTTGAATTTGGCTCAAAATAAAGCAAAAGTTGATGTTTTTGTTGGATGGGCCGATGGTACTGCTGCACCAACTTTACAAGGTGATGTTGTTACAGTACCGCAAGGTCGTTCTTGGACTCAATTCCAAGCTCAATTACGAAAAGGTCCACCAATTTTCGATAAAGACTCATTGGTAAACCATACTATTCCAATGAAACGCCAAACCCCAGCTTTCGATACATTGAAAACCGTTTAAGGTTTTTTTTAGCATTATTAATAAGCCTGCTTAGCAGGCTTATTTTCTTTTGGAAAATTAAAAATGAAGAAACTAAGTGCGGATCAAATCAAATCAGGCATTTTGCTTGGTAAACCAGAACAAGTAACAGTTCAAGTTCTGGTAAATGGTGAAGAATCAGAGTTTACAACCTATATTAAACCTTTTAACTATCAATCTGCTGTAGCAAATATGAAAGCATACGGAGAAAATAAAGAGGCTTTAGCAGGTATTTTAGCAAGTTGTATTACAGATGAGCATGGTGTTCCTACTTTCACTGAGGATGAAGTACGATTACACTTTAGCCAAGCATTAGTTGATATCATTTGGGTTAAAATTGTTGAAATTAATGTCATGGGAAAGCAGACATTGAAATCGACGACAGAGAAGAACTCCTCATCGAAATCGCGATCGCAACCTCAAGATCAATCGAAGAAGTCAGAACAAGCTTTACCCACAAAGAAATTAGAACCTGGGCAGCTTACCGACAAAAAAGAGGTAGCCTCAACATAGGTTTACGTTTAGAAGAAGTAATGGCAGAAATGAAACTCATGTTTGCGTCATCTAAGGGTGTAAAAGGGCTTCAAATTTATGATTATTTACCACACTTTGATAAACCACCGGCTCTTACTTTTGAACAAGAGCGTATAAATAAAATGAAAAAGTTACGCTAATTATAACTAATTAAAAAAGCACTTTTCTAAAAGTGCTTTTTTAAAATAAATTAATAACTTTTTTCTGATGTAATACTGTATGTATTTTTAGAATTATTAAATTGATATGTTTTTATTTTATTATATTTAACAAATTTATCTGTTTTTTCATCATAAATATCTCCTTTGAATTTAATTTCAATAGGGTAACTTTTTAAATAAGGTTGATCCATTTTAACTCTATATTCACCCTTAAAGCTATAATTTAAAGGTGAGTTTTGGTCGTAAGAGCCTTCATTACTTCCTTCAACAATATCAATATTGTATCCTTGAATAGCATCATCACCTAATTTAATAAGATGTAGTAAAGTATCTGATCCGCCATCATTTGAATAGGTATATGAGTCGTCGAAGAAACCGATATCATTTTTACCTATCTTGATAATTCTTGAAGCTAGATTTTTAATATTTAAATTAATAATTCCATATTGACTTGGTGGGGTGTATGACTCTCTATTTTTAGAGACTAAATCAAAATTACCTTGATTATTTTTCTTAAAAATCATGAGGTCAGCATTACCTTCACAGGCATGACAACCTTCACTAAACTCATAGAATTTCGAACTTTTTTCGACAAATTTTCCTTTTTCAATTTCACTTACTGCTTTACCAATTTCACGTTTTTCAACAAAAATTAAATATCTATCTTCACCAGAGTTATTTTTAAAGACTTCCGCGGGATGGAGTATGGCTAAATATTCTTGGCTATTTTCTTCGATTCCAATATGGGGAAGTTTAATTTCTTCTTCATCTTTACTTTCAAAAGTAGCATGAAACATAGATGGATAAAATGTACGGAATATCGATTTTGTTTCTAAATCATTTATTGTTACTGCAAAAGAATGGTTAATTAAAAAAAATGAAGATAGCAGTAATAATTTTTGTTTCATTGCCTTGATTAACTCTAGTATTTGTAAAGTATGCCCAATTTAGCAAAGCAGTAACTTGAAATCTAGTTAAATCATAATTTAATCATTGACGACCGAAAGGTCGTTTTTTTTGCCTGGAGATAAGTATGGCTACAACTAACTTAGGAAGTCTAAGCATAGACCTAGTTGTTAATATTGGTAATTTTGTTGAGCCTATTAACCAGGCAGAACGTAAAGCTAAATCAGCCAGTGAAACTATTGCTCAAAGTTTTAAAACAATTGGCTCTACCATGAAATCTGTCAGTGATTTCATGAATAACCAGATTGTTGCCGGCCTCACATCGACCGTAACACGTGTAATTGATACTGGTAGTGAAATCAAAAAGTTGGCTCAGCTAGCCAATACAAGTACTTCGTCCTTTCAGTATTACGCAAAAGGTGCAGAAACTGTAGGAATTAGCATGGATAAATTTGCAAACCAGTTAAAAGGTATGCAACAAAATATCGGCAATTTCCAACAGACTGGAGGTGGTCCATTAGCTGATTTTTTTAAAAACATTGCACCTCAAGTTGGGGTAACAATTTCTCAATTCCAGAAACTTTCAGGCCCAGATGCATTACAGCTTTATTATGATTCTCTTGTTAAAGCAAATGTTAGTCAGGAGAGTATGCGGTTTTATATGGAAGCCCTTATTTCTGGCTCGACGGCATTAATTCCTCTACTGGAAAATGGTGGAGCTGAATTTAAAAAATGGGGAGATACAGCACAAAAAGCTGGCATCATCATGGATGATGCGATGATAAAAAAATTAACGCAAGCCAAAGAAAATTTACAAATCATGGATTTGAAATGGCAGGGTCTTCAAGCCACGATGGTCAATGGAGTCATGCCTGTATTTATCGCTGTAACTTCTCATATGGACACCATTACTGCTGCAGCAGTTGGTCTGGGGGCTGCACTAAGCGTTAAACTTGCAGTACAAGCTGCTATGGTAGCCAAAGAGTTTGCTATGTGGGCAATTGAAGGTGTACGCACTGTTGCAACTTTCGCAAGCGTTACAGCAGCTTCATTACAGACTACAACTGCAATGGGTGTATTAAGAGGGGCTATGGCATTTCTTGGAGGACCTGTTGGTTTAGGACTTCTTGCGGTACAAGCTCTTGCTGCTGGTGCAGCTTTTCTCTTTATGAAAAATAGTAATGATGAAGCTGCTAAATCTTTAAATGAACAGGGAGTTTCAATTGCTGAAATAATTAAAAAATATCAAGAGTTAGATACAGCCTCGCAAAGAACTCAGATGCGTGCTGAAAAAAAGTCATTAGAAGAATTAAATGAAGAGTATGAAAAATCTAAAGGCACGTTAATTAGTATGACAATTGCTATTGGACGTCTAGATGGTTCTACTACTGAGGCATCTCGAACTGCAAATAAATTAGCTATGGAGTTCAGTAAAGGAGAGTTGACAACTAGTCAATTTGCTTCTGAAATTAATAAATTATCTGGCATATCTGAAAAATCAAAAGCAAGAATTGATGAACAAGCAGCAGCTTCAATTAAAGTCGGTCAAGAATTTACAAAACAAAAAGAAGTAATCAACTCTTTATTAAAGTCAACAGATGAAGCAACAAAGAAACAAGGGAATTTAAATAAGGAGTTTTATGCTGCTGAACTAGCTTCAAATAGGGCTAAAGTCGGTTATGAACAATATCAAAAAACTTTTAATACCGAATACAAGGATGTTAAAGGTCAACAAGCGCTTTTCGACAAGTATGGCAAAAAGTTTTCTTCAGAACAAATGGAAAAAGTTTATGAGTGGGGAAAACGATATAATTATGACTCTGCGCAGATGGCAACCCCAACAGCCCAAAAAGATTTGAAAGCCTCTTTAGACTTATTAAATTTAAATAAAGAATTAAAAAGCCACCAAGAAGACAAATTAAAACTAGAACAAAGGTCAACTGAAGAAGCAAAAAAACAAGCAGAGTTAGCAAAAAAGCAAGCTATGGCTAGTGCTGTTATGGATCCTGCAACTAAAAACATGCTAAGTGTTTATCAAGCATTTATGAGCACAGGTGTACTGAATGAGAAACAGGCTAAATATTTTACTGCGGAAGTTGGAAGAGAAAATGATTTCCGTAGTTCAAAAATGTTTGGAAGCCATACAGATCACAATAATGGTTTTACTAACGTAGGAATTTTTTCTTGGCAAAAGGATAGAGCGACAGATCTAATGAGTCTTTTATCGAAAAAAGGACTCCTTGATAGCTCCGGCAATATTAAACAAACACAAGAAGCTCTAAATGCTCAGGCAAAATATGCTATCAGTGAAATATTAGGAAATAAGCGATTTGCTAAATCTAAAAAGGCATTAATGAAAAATGCTGATTATAAAGAACTCGCCAATACTTTAGGACATAATTTTATTGTTTGGGATTATGACGGTAATAAGATCAACGCCCGACCTCATCACAAGAAACGAGATAATTATTACAATAAAATTAACTTATTGCTTGGGAAAAATGGAGATGAAAGTTATGCATTAGAGGCTTTAAAAAATGTACAAAATTCTGATGATGAGCAATATCAAGCATCCCTTACTCAAGCTGCGAATGAAAAAGCTTTAAAAAGAAAATATTATACTGAGCTGGAGAGGATCTTAGCAGATAGTGAAGATGACAAGGCTGAGATTATTAAAACTATTCCAGAAGGTCCTGAACGAACAAGATTATTAGATCTCCGTCAGAAGGAATATGACAAAGCAATGGAGAGTTATATTGCTGCAGAAGATGAAAAAATAAAGATTCAAAATCAGGCGATTCAAAGTACTAAAGATAGAATTGATCAAATGAATCAATCTAGTACTGAAACTTGGGCGAGAACAACTCTTACTCCAGATGAGTTAAAAAATTGGAATTTTCAAAATGAATTTGAAACTAAACAGACTAATTTGTGGGATGGATACCAAAATATAAATGAATCAATTAATAGTAATGAAAACTTATCAGAGACTGATAAATATCAAATGCTTGAAGATGCACATCAAGCATATGTCGATGCAAAATTCGCAATGGATGTTGAATATGATACAAAGTCTCGAGAGTTACAAAATAATTTAAATGTAGAAAATTTAAATAATTATGCAACCATGTTTGGAGATATGGCTGGGCTAGCCAAAGCTTTTGGAGGTGAGCAATCTAATACATATAGAACGCTGTTTGCCATGCAAAAAGGATTTTCCCTAGCAAGTGTAATTTTATCTAGTTCTGAAGCAATTGGTAAAGCATGGGCATCAGCAGCTTTTCCTTATAACATACCCGCAGTGGCAATGGCTGTGGCCCAAACAGGGGTATTAAAAGCAGCAGTGTCCGCTGTTACTCCACAAGGCTTTGCAACTGGTGGACAAATTAGAGGTTTAGGAAATGGTTTAAGTGACAGTATTCCTATTTGGGCTTCTAATGAAGAGTTCATGATTAAACAATCTTCAGCTAAGAAGATTGGTTTGGATAATCTTAATTATATGAACCAAACAGGTGAGTTGCCTCAAACAGAGTCAAGTCAGATTATCGTGCCTCAGCTTGCTGAACTTCCGCCAACAGGAAGTGCGATTAATGCTCCTGTTTCAGTAAATGTGACAGTAAATTCAGATGGTAGTAGTCAGGTCGACTCATCTGGGCAATATAAATTAGTTGGAGAAGTGCTTGGGAATACAATTCGACAAGTATTACTTCAAGAGTTACGTCAAGGTCGGATTTTATATAATGCGATTCGTGGGTAAAAGGTACCAACTTGGTTTTTAAAAATAATAGATTCAAGAGATTATTTAATTTGACATAATTTGAATTAAATATTTTAAATGATCTTCATTAATTTATAGTTTCTTTTTTCTGAAAACTAAAGTATAGTGTAACTAAGATGGTCGAAATATGAATTCGATATACATTAAAAGCTAACTTTAAAATTAAAGTTAGCTTTTTTATTTTTAATACTATTATTTTAATTTTTTAGATTTTTGAAATATATCTTATTTTTTTGTTTAAATAATTGTAATAAATCTCATTTGGTATTTTATATTTTAAGTTGTATTTTAATAGAGCAAATAATAAATTATTTATCATTTAAATATTGTGTGAATAAGTATTTATATAGCTGTTCTGTATATTTTAGGAATATTTTATGAGTGCCCTTAAGTTTACTTGGAATCAAGATTTAGATGGTAATTCCCAAAAAAATACATTTAATGTCTTAAATGCAAATTTTGGGGATGGTTACGAACAAAACGTAAGTGTTGGTATTAATAATTGTTCTAGTCAGTGGCAATATACTAAGACTGATACCGAAAAAAATATTTTAGAGATTAAAAAATTTTTTGACTTACATAAAGGTTCAAAATCATTTCTTTGGGACTCACCTTTAGATGGTGAAGTACGTGTAAAAGTGGGTGAATATCAACCTGTACATTTAGGTGGTGGTTGGTGGCGTATTAGTACAACATTTACCCAAGTTTATTATCCTTAAATACTTATTCACTTATAAGCTCCTGAAAAGGGGCTTTTTTTATGGAAATAAATATGTCTCTCGTCAGTGATTTTCAGAAACTTGAAGTAGATGGACTAATTACTCTTTATGAATTAGATGCAAGGAATCTTGGTGCGGGTATTTTAAGGTTTCATGGCCATGCTAGTTTTAAAGATAATGGTGAGTGGAAGCCAAATATTATTTGGCAAGGTGAAACCTATGAACCATTAGCAATTAAAGTATCTGAATTAGAATTGCGTTCAGATGGAAAAGCCTCTACTCCATCCTTAGCAATTGCAAATAATATTAATGGTATTCAAGGAGCTGTTTCGGCTTACTGTTTACAATTCAAAGATTTTGCTGATGCTAAATTAAAAGTCATTACCACAATGGCTAAATATTTAGATGCATCAAACTTTTCTTCTGGTAATACAAATGCAGCAAATGAATCAAAAGAACAGATTTGGTACATAGAACAGAAAACGTCTGAAAATGCTCAGCAAGTCACATTTGAACTTTCTAATCCGATAGATAATGAAGGAAGAGAAATTCCTGTTAGGCAAATTACTTCACTTTGCGAATGGGCTTGTAAAGGGCGTTATCGAGGTGAAGAGTGTGGTTATACAGGGACAGCAATGTATACAGAAAAAGGTGAGCTTACTGATGACCCAGCCCAAGATAAGTGTGGAGGTCGTTTACGAGATTGTCGCTTACATTTTGGTGAAAACCAGCCTTTATCTTACGGTGGTTTTCCAGCTTCAAACTTGTCGTAAAGCAGGTCGATTATGAAACTTTCAGCAAAAATTAAAAAAGCAATTATGGTACATGCCGATGAATGTTACCCACTTGAATGCTGTGGTGTGATTGTAGATCGCCAATATATTCCTTGCCGTAATATTTCTAGTCAAAATGATCAATTTGAAATCCATCCTGAAGATTTAACTATGATTGAAGATCAGGGGGAAATTCAGGCGTATGTTCATAGTCATCCAGATGGAACTACACGTGCTTCCGAATTAGACTTAACACAAATTGAGTTACATAAAAAACCTTGGGTGATTTGTTCATATCCAAATATTGATTTTCAAATATATGAACCATCTGGTTATAAAGCACCTCTGGTAGGACGTAATTATTATCATGGGTGGCAAGATTGTTATTCATTAATCCGTGATTTCTATAGCCGTGAACTTAATATTTCATTAATTGATTTTGATCGAGAAGATGCTTGGTGGGAACAAAAAGATCACCCTTCACTATATTTAGAAAATTATGAACAAGCTGGTTTTTATGAAGTATCACAACCTAAATATGGTGACATGTTGATTTGTAGAGTAGGACGCACGGAACATCCTAATCATGCATTAATCTGGCTTGGTGACCAAGGAAAACTTAAAACAGAGCAGACAGAACCATGTATTGGTTCATCTTTAATTCTTCATCATCCTTATGGGCGTAAGTCTGTAAGAGAGATTTATGGACCACAATGGTTAGATCGAACCGTGAAGATTTTAAGACACAAAAAAATGAATTAAACCGCCGAAAGGCAAAATCCCTAAAACCTGCATTCGCAGGTTTTTTTATTTTCTAAAGAGGTAATTTCAATGGCAACTCAAGCAGCAAAACAAGTTTCAGTACTGGAAGCAGAACTCGTAACTCAATTTAGTAATCAAGTGAATGCGATTCAATTCAATAAAGGTATGACACTTGAAAATTTAGTCCTGACTTATAATCGAGAAACAGGATTCTCTATTTTGATTGAAGAAGCTCCAACTCCAACAGAAGCTCTCTAATTTTAAAGTTTAGAGGAGGTATTCAGTTGAATATCTCCTTTATTAAATCCAGGATAATCTCATGTTAAAAACAATCAAACTATATGGTGTATTAGCAGAAAAATTTGGAAAGCAATTTCAATTAGATGTTGTGAATACTCGTGAAGCTATGCGTGCATTATCAGTTCAAGTTCCGGGTTTTGAAAGTTTTATGTTACGTGCTCATGAGTCTGGACTTAAATTTGCCGTATTTTTAAATAATAAAAATTCTAAATATAAAAAGAATCATTCCTCAATTTATGATGCAGATTCGAAACAGCAGATTACAGGAGATAATATCTCTGAAGATCAGTTAGATATGAATACCCAAGCCGACACCATTCATATTGTGCCTCGTGTGGTAGGTGCTGGTGGAAATACTGGAGTCTTGCAGTTAGTTCTTGGAGCAGTTTTGATTGTTGCAGGTGTAATGACTGGCGGTACAACTTCTGCTTATGGAGTTGCTTTAATCGGTGCAGGTGCAGGTATGGCTGTAGGTGGTATTTCAAGTATGTTAATGCCCTCGGCATCAACTACTCAAGACCAAAATCAAGATGGTAACCGTGCAAATAAAGGTTTTGGTAGTGCGGTAACAACAGTGGCACAGGGGAATCCTGTACCTATTCTTTATGGTCAGCGTGAAATTGGTGGATTTATTATCAGTGCAGGTCAATACCCTGAAGACCAACTTTAATCAAAAAATAGATTTTGTTATAGGCGCTTATCAGCGCCTTTTTTATGCGTGAGATTTATTATGTCAATTGTAAAAGGTTCAAAAAAAGGAAGTGGACAAGCGCGACAACCAAATATCGCTCCTGATTCTGCACAGTCAAAAACTCGCATAAATATTCTATATGGCCTTGCAGAGGGGGAGATTGAAGGATTAGCAAGTGGTAATAAGTCTATCTTGCTTGAAAATACTCCTCTTGAAGATAACAATGGCAAATTAAATTTTGAAAGTGTAAAAGTCGATTTTCGTTCAGGAACAAATGACCAAGATTATATAGAAGGCTTTCCTGCAATTGAGAACGAAACAGCAATTGATGTTGAATTAAAAGCGGGAACCCCATGGGTTAAATCTTTTAAAAATTTAGATTTAGATGCTTTACGTATTCGTCTTAAATGGGGGCCTTTACGAACTCAAGATGCTAAAAGTGGAGATGTTTCAGGAGTAACCATTGAGTACGCAGTAGAATTACAAACTGATGGTGGACCTTGGACTGAAGTTTTAAAAACAAAAATCTCTGATAAAACTTCCGCAAATTATGAGCGTGCTCATCGGATTAACTTACCAAAAGCTGATTCAGATTGGCTTATTCGTGTGCGTCGTATTACACCAAACTCAACCTCTGAGTATGTCAGTGACAAAATGTATATTGAGGCTGTCACTGAAGTTATTGATGCAAAATTACGCTATCCGAATACAGCACTATTAGGTTTGCAATATGATGCAGAGACCTTTAGCAATGTCGCTAAAATTGCAGTTGAATGTAAGGGTACAAAAATTAAACTCCCTTCCAACTATAATCCGGTTTCTAGAACATATGCTGGAATGTGGGATGGCACATTTATTAGTGCATATTCAAATAACCCAGCTTGGGTTTATTACGATATTTGTACCTCAGATCGATATGGTTTAGGTGATCGACTTACACCATTTATGATTGATAAATGGTCTTTATACCGTCTTGGTCAATATTGTGATGAATCTGTAAATGATGGACAAGGAGGACAAGAGCCACGTTTTACTTGTAATGTATATTTGCAAAGAGCAGAAGAAGCTTATGAAATTCTAAAAAAATTAGCTGGAGTTTTTAGAGCAATTTCTTATTGGGATGGAAACAGTATTATCTGTGATGCAGATATTCCACAAGATACATATTTTACGTATACCCGCGCGAACGTGATTGGAGAATTTGAATATTCAGGTACACGTGCTCGTGATCGCCACAATGTTGTAAAAGTCGCATTTGATAATCCAGCAAATCATTATAAAACTGAATATGAATATGTTCGAGATGAGCAGGCAATTTCAGACTCTGGTCAAGTACGCATTTTAGATTTAAATGCGTGGGGGTGTACTTCACGTGGACAAGCACAACGTGCTGGTTTGTGGGCTTTAAAGTCTGAACAGTCTGAAACAAGAACTGTAACTTTTAAAGTTGGTCTAGATGGATGGATTCCACAACCTGGTCGAGTTATTGAAATTGCAGATGAATTGTTTGCAGGACGTGCTAATGGCGGACGTGTATCTGCAATTTCTGAAGATAGAGTTAATCTAACAATTGATCGCGATGACGTTGTAGCTAAGCCAGGCGATCGTTTGGTTGTTAATGGTGAAAACGGAAAAGCTCAAACTAGAATTATTCAATCTATAAATGGTCGTGTAATTACAGTCACTTTACCATTCGATTTAGGTTCAATTGCTGCGGAAAATATTTGGGTAATCGATGCTCAAGATTTAGCAACAATGAAATTTAGGGTTATTTCAATTCGTCAGGAAGAGAAAAACAAATTTACGATTAATGCTATTCAATATAACTCTAAGAAATTTGATGAAATAGATAGTGGGGCCTATTTTGAAGAAGTACCAATTTCAGTTATTAATCCAACTATTCAAGATCCCGTAAGTGATATTTTAATTACAAGTGAAAATAAAGTTAATCAAGGTATTAATATCACAACAATGATTTTGTCTTGGAAACAAGCAAAAGGTGCAGTTAAATATCTTGTTGAATGGCGTAAAGACAATGGTTCTTGGCTTCGTTTACCGCTCACAGGAAATAACTCTTTAGAAGTGCAGGGAGTTTATTCAGGCAATTATCAAGCACGAGTTACTGCAATTTCAGCATTTGAAGTTTCTTCATTACCAGTTTACTCATCAATTACTGAAGTAGTAGGTAAAAAGGGTTTACCTCCTAAACTGGAATTTATCCGTGCTACTGGTATTTTGTTTGGTATGCAGTTGGATTGGAGTTTTCCTAATGTAGGGGCTCAAGATGCAGCATATGTTGAAATTCGCGTTTCTCCGGATGGTGTAAGTAATATCGCGCCGTTAGGTCAATTCGCTTATCCAACTAATACTCATAAAGTTCAAGGCTTACAGCCAAATCTAATCCAATATTATAGTGGTCGAATTGTAGATAAAATTGGTAATGTTGGAGCATGGTCGGAATGGGTTAATGGAACAACTATTGCTGACCCTGAGGCTGTATTAGATCTTATTTCTGGACATATTACTGAAAGTGATCTTACCAAAGAGCTTCAAGGAAAAATTGAAAATACTGTTAATGTTGCAGAGGCAGCAGAGCAAGCGGCTACTAATGCACAAACTGCGGCAAGTAGCGCTCAAACTGCGGCTTCAAATGCTCAGATGGTAGCTACAGATGCCAAAACAGCAGCAACAAGTGCTCAAACTGCGGCAAGCACAGCGCAAACACAAGCAACCAATGCTCAACAAGTTGCCAATGAAGCGGGCGCAACTGCGGCTAATGCAAAAAATGCCGCAGATCAAGCCGCAAGCACAGCCTTAACTGCAAATAGTATAGCGACAAATGCAAAAACTGCGGCAGATAACGCACAAACTTTGGCTCAAAGCGCAACTTCGGCGGCTACTGCGGCAAATACTGCTGCAACAAATGCTCAGACAACCGCTACTAATGCACAAACTGCGGCTAATGATGCAGTAACGGCTGCATCAAAAGTGGCTTCCGACTTAACCACTTCCACAAATCAGCTAAATCAAAAGATTGCAGACGAAACAAGCGCCCGTACAACTGCAATTTCTCAAATGAAAGACGGCCTCACTACTGAAACGACACAACGTAAGTCAGAAGATGTGGCGCTGTTAAGTAATATCGAGACTTATAAATCAAGCACCAATAACTCGTTAGCTAGTTTGCAAACGCAAATTACTACTAACGCCACTAATACAAGCGCAAATACCTCAAGAATTAGTTCGCTTGATTCTCGATTAACAACCAATGAAGGCAAAACGGCAGACGCCATCAATTCGGCTGCAACGGCTCAGCAGACTGCTAATACGGCAGTGACCAACGCAGCAGCAACGGCTTCGGCAGTAACATCCCTAAAATCAGAGTTGAGTACGGGCAAAGGCATTAACAATATCGTTGCGCCTTATTCTGATCCACAAGAGCTATCTGTAAATATTCTTGGTGCTTCCAGAACAGTCGCATTAGTGAATTCATTAATGCGCGTAAAAGGCAAAGCTTACGATGTCACATTTACGGCAGCAGCAGGAAATATCTATTTTGGCTCAGCCTCTACAAGCACCGTAAATACAACGGCAGCAGGATCAATTACTGGCGGTAAGCGCTATATGCTTAGCGCTTATTTCAAAAATCTTGATGCGGCAAAGCAAGCGGATGTTTACATTTCTTTGCTTTGGTTTAGACGCGCAGCAGACGACACTGTCTCAACGGCCCAGGCTACTCTGCAAAATCAAGCAACTGGCAATTTAAGAGTTACGCCAACAAATGACGGCGGAACGATTTCTTTTAAAGCGGTAACTGCGCCTGCTGACGCTTTTGCATTTAGTTTTATTTGTACAGGAAACGGCACGTACAACGTTGTAGGCTCACGTATCCTCATTGATATGCTGATGCTAGAAGAGTACATCGGCGACGACAAACCCGCTTCAACTTGGACAGCAGGACCAGCAGATTTAGGTGCTATTAAATCAGCACTTGATGCTAATGCCTCTGCCATCAGTACCTTGACAACTCGCGTAACAAACGATGAAGGAGTTATTACAAGTCAGGGCAATTCAATTACTCAGCTAAATAACAGCATCACTACAATCAATGGCACCCTGACTAATAAAGCCGATGCCACTGCTTTAAACGCGTTGACAAATCGCGTATCGAATGCAGAAGGAGTAATCACTAGCCAAGGCAATTCGATTACACAATTGAATAACAGCGTTAACTCAATTAATGGAACGCTTTCAGACAAAGCAGACGCTACAGCTTTAAATTCCTTAACGAACCGTGTTACGACGGCGGAAGGACAAATCACAGCTCAAGGCTCGGCCATTGTTTCGATTAAAAATGATTTGGTCGCAACAAATAACGCCCTTTCTACAAAAGCCGATTCAAGCGCTTTAAATACTCTTGATTCAAAAGTCACTAGCATTGATGGAAGAGTAACAAGTAATGCGGGCGCGATTACTTCGCTTAAGTCGGAACTTAGTGCAGGCAAAGGGTCTAACCTTCTTATTGCTCCTTTCTCTGACCCTCAAGTTGTGCCATATACAGCAACTAAGTCAGGTGTTGAAGTTAGCTTAGCTGACTCGACGTTAAGAACAGGAAAAGCTTATAACTTTAAAAACCTAACTGCCAATATCAGCAACTACGTTTACATCGGCAACTATAGCGATGGGAGACAAGCCCCTGTAGCGGTACGCGGTGGATCTAAACTGTTATTTAGCTTCTACGCTAAAGCAGATGTAGCTGGATTTATTGGCCGTTTTGCATTGCGCGTATTTAACCAAAGCGGTGCAAATGTTCAAGTTGTCACGTTGTTATGGACGTCAACCCAAACGCAGAATGTTTTATTCACGAATGACTTAGTTAAATATACTTTATACCTATCTTCCCCAATTCATGCGGATGGGGTAACTGCTTCGATTCTGCTGTATACGGGCGGCGCTTCATCTGCTGCGATGACGCCTGCTGGCGCGATCTTAACTATGGATAAGTTAATGATCGAAGAGTATGTGGGAGACAATAAGGATGGATCACCATGGGTAGCGGGTTCGGCCGACCTTAATGGCATTTACGCATCATTAGATGCAAGCGCAACAGCCGTTAGCAACCTCACTACACGCGTTACCAATGCAGAAGGCACCCTTACAAGCCAAGGTAATTCAATTACCTCATTGCGTAATGATCTAACCACCACAAACAGCAACGTTTCTAAAAAAGCTGACACATCTGCTTTAACCTCACTTGATACAAAAGTGACGAGCATTGATGGTCGCGTTACAACCAATACCAATGCTGTTACTGCTCTTCAAGGGCGTGTTACCACAGTAGAGAGTGGACTTTCAACGAAAGCTGATGCATCTGCATTAAGTAACTACTACACCAAAACAGAAGCGGATTCAGCAACTTCGGGCGCTATCGATACTTTTAATAGTCAGTTGACGATTGGTGGTGTAAACGCCGTTGCAAACTCAGAAGCTCCACGCACTTCAACCGCCGCGACAAACAAAGAATATTTGCTCTACGAACGTAGCGCGGAGTTAAAAGCTTTCTACGACGAGAATCTTGATAAGCCAATCACTATCTCTTTCGAGATGAGTGTGCCCGTTGTCGGCGCTGTTCAGGTTTATGCTTCTAACAATTCTGCTCACACATTCTCAATCAATGTGAATGCCGTTATTGCAAACCAATGGATTAAGTATAGCGTTACCGTAAATCCAAGAACTCACACAGCAAGTACTACTGTTTCCACAATTGAGTTTTATGGAACTTACGGTACTGGTCGTATTCCTACGATTCGTAAATTGCAAATCGAAGCTGGCACAAAAGCGACTGCTTGGAGTCCTAGCCCTCGTGACACCAAAGCTTTAATCGATGCCAACGCTACTGCAATTCAAACAACGCAAACTCAAGTCAACAACATCGATGGACGTTTAACTACAGCTACTGATTCGATTACCTCATTAGGTTCTCGAATGACGACTGCTGAGGGGAATATCACTGGCACTAATAACGCCGTAAGTGGTCTTTCGACTCGCATGACAACCGCTGAGGGCAAAATCACCAATCAGAGTGATTCAATTGCTTCCCTTCAAAATAACGTTACTTCAATTAACGGCACTTTGGCCAATAAAGCTGAATCTAGCGCCGTTAATAATTTAACAAGTAGAGTTGAGGCAGCAGAGGGAAGCCTTACAAGTCAAAGTGGACAGATTACCACTTTGAACAATAGCCTCACGACGACCAATAACACATTAAATGATGTTAATGCTTTAGCTCGACTTCTATCGCTTGGCAAACCTTTAAGAGACGACCCTACATTTAAGACAACCTCTTCGGGTGGACTTTCAGCTTATAACTTCCCGGCAGGGACATCTTGGGTCAAGCAAGCCAAATCGGCAGACAACCCTACAGACTCGACAAGTGAAATGCTCATTAGAGCTACACAAGCTCTAGGCGGGGGATGGTATCCAACAGTACCAACTCTCATTCTTACTCCAAATAAAACCTTCTTGATTAAACAAATTATCAAGATGCCTGTAGGTGCAAAGTTACTTGCAGTTGGGAACCCTACTGGCGCGGGCGGCTACATTAAAATCCTAGGCAATGATTTAGGAACAGGCAAATTTGAAACTTATTACACAGTTATTCAAGGTGGCCCTGATGTAGCCAATACCATTCAAGGTCATAACCGCGTAGTTAATGGAACAAATCCGCCTGTGCCTTCTACAGCAAATCCTGTAGATGCAATTCTTGCATCTTATGAAGTATTTGACGTCACTGCGGTAAACGACACAATTCCTAAAGCATATAGCGATTCTATTGCTGCCAACGCTTCTGCTATCTCAAACTTGACTAACACTGTTACACAACAGGGCAATACGATTACTTCTCACAGTAATTCGATTACCACTTTAAACAACAGCATCACAAGCATTAATGGTTCTCTTGCCAATAAAGCTGAATCTAGCGCTCTACAGTCTCTAGATTCTAAAGTTACGACGATTGATGGAAAAGTTACTTCCAATACATCGGCGCTTACAGCTTTACAAAGCAGCTTCAATGGCCTGCCGAACCAAGGTGTAAACCTTTTAGGCCCAGAAATCTCAAATCCGGTTGAAAAACCAACTAACTGGGTATCAGGCTTGCCGTTTGAAATTATTCAATCGCCAGATACCGTCAATGCCCGTGCGTTCCAATTCACAATGCCTGCTTCATCAGGCAATGGCACTTACTTCAATATTGGTGGTGGTCAAGTTCCTCGCCAATGGCTGACTGAAGGCAAGTACATTTTTAGCTTTGCAGCTAAAACCGTTGGCGGTACTCCACCGCATCCAATTCAGTGGGTAATGTATCAAGCTGATTCAACTAACAAGCCGACATTCAATATCACTGCAACTTTAACCCGTTTCAGTGCGGTATTTACTGTGCCTGCTGGTGGCGCTGCTGTATGTATGTTGTTAGTTGGGAACCCAACAGGTAAAGCGGCTGGCCAAGTCATCAACATTGAGCGAATGATGCTTGAGCGCCAAGTTGGAACAAATACGACCCCATCAACTTGGATTGCAGGTTCCGACCCAAGTGGAATGATTATTTCGACGCAAGCCAAAGCGACGGATTTATTCAACACAGCAACTAATCAAAACAGCGCAACTGCGGGACGTGTAACTAGTCTTGAAAGTCGAATGACTTCGACAGAAGGAGCGTTATCGACTAAAGCTGATGCGTCAGCACTTCAAACGCTTGATACAAAAGTGACAAATGTCGATGGCAAAGTAACTTCAAATACCAATGCTATTACGTCACTTAATTCAGCACTAGCCAGTGCAACCTCTGCTATTAGCATGAATGCAGGTAGTCCAATTACAGATTGGACAACTTATGCAGCTTCAGGTGAGTTTAACGTTATCGCAGAAGCAACAGGGCAAAGCGGTAAAGTAATTCAGCTCGGTAACAATGCTGGCAACGATACTATTTGGTTGCATGCAAATAATCTAATTCCTTTTGATCAAACTAAAACTTATCGTATCCGTGCTCGTTATCGTCGCCGTGCTGGTACTGGCACAATTTACCTAGGGATTGCACAAAAAACGCCTGATAAAGCTTGGTATGTAACTACTGGCAATACTCAAGCGGCCAACATGAGTTCATCAAACTATGTTGTAAATGCTCATGCGCCTGCTATTGATGAATGGCAAGAGATCGTCGGGTACTTCAAAGGGCGTTCAACAGGCGCTGCAACTGGTTTAGGTTCCCAAGCAAGTCCACGTACAGTTTCGCAAATGACTGGCTTCATTACGCCAATGTTCCTCGCAAACTATCCAAACGTTGCGGGCACAGTTGAGCTTGATTATTTAATTCTTGAAGACGCAGAAGCTATTGCGGGCAACCAAGCGAATGCAACTGCCTTAACTACACTTGATACCAAGGTAACAGAAGTAGATGGGCGTTTGGCCACAGCGACAAATTCAATTACGTCGCTTGGCTCGCGCATGAGTACGGCCGAAGGAAATATTTCAGCAACGAATTCTGCTTTGAGCGGTCTTTCAACCAGAATGACGGCTGCTGAGGGTGGATTAACTAACCAAAGTAACTCAATCATTTCACTAACAAACTCGATTAATTCATTTGATAGTGATTCGTTAATTCCTGATTACAATTTAGCAAACCCTGAAAAGTGGATTAGTCATTACGGCTATGACATGAAGCAGTACTTCAAAACGACCACAACGGGGAAAGTGGGGAATACTGTTTTCCGTAAAGATACTACGGTTCCAGTGAATTGTTTTAACTATAGCTTAAGCGCAGTTCCTAATGATCGCACTTATCGCATTTCATTCTGGGTTCGTTGTTCTTCTGACTCTAATGGCTCGTTAAGCGTTCCTGTGATGTATGGATATGCAGATGGTGTATGGACTACTGCACGATATACAGCACTAAGTGTTCCTGTAGCTATGGTGCCTGCAAAGGATGGTAACTGGTATTTCGTATCTGTTATTTGCAATTTAACGTCCAATACAACTATTCAACAGATGCGTTTCGGAATCGCAGTTGGCCATACGGGGACAAGTGGCTGGTGGGAAGTTCAAGGCTATAAAGTTTCACCAGTTTTAACGACTGCGGATGCTGATAGCAGTTTTGCGACCTCTGCGGCTCTTAGCTCTTTAACATCTACTGTCAACCAACAAGGCAGCACTATTACAAGTCAAGGTACTGACATTACCAACTTGAAAAACAGTGTTACCTCAATCAACGGAACGCTTACAAATAAGGCAGATGCATCCGCTGTAAATAACCTTTCGAACCGAGTAACAACAGCTGAAGGGAGCATCACAAGCCAAGGCAATTCAATTACAAGCCTAAATAACACGCTTGCTAATAATGATTTGTCGAATCTTGTGCGTAACCCTAGTTTTTCAGATTCTCAAAATCTTTGGTCTGCTGGTGTAATTGTTGATGCATCTACGGCGGCTAGCAATCCGCCGTCTGCAAAAGCTTTAAAACTGACATTGCGAGATACATATTTTGGTCAACCAGTCAAAGCAAATGCTGGGGATATGTACTATGCGTCAGCTTGGTTTGCGACACCTAATACATCTGCAAATACCACTGCTGTTCTAGGTTTTCACATTATTGATGCAAATGGTGTTCATTCTTGGTTTGCCGTCGCTGCAAAAGGGAGCGATAGAAATAATTGGGGGTTTGCCGAAGGTTATTTCACAATTCCTAGTGGGGCAACTGTACTAATTCGTCCTTGGTTGCAAGTGAGCGCAGCCGCGGCAGATGCAGCAGCACAACTCTGGCATGTAACAGATATTCAAGTTCGCAACATCACAGGTAATAAAAAATTAGCAAGCGACTTGCAAGCAACTTCATCTGCATTAAGCACGCTTGATTCTAAAGTGACAAATATTGATGGTCGTGTTACTTCTGCATCCAACAATATTGTTACTTTAAACAATAGCGTTACCAATATTAATACCGCGCTTTCACAGAAAGCAGACGCGTCCGCTCTAAGCTCATTATCAAATCGAGTGACGACAGCAGAAGGCAATATCAGCTCTCAAGGTGGCTCAATTACTTCCTTGACTAATAACCTAGCGGTGACTACCAATACAGCTAATGCTGCATTGCCTAAGATCCAAGGCGGCACTGGTGCAGCTAAGTTATTTAGAGGTGTGTTGGTTTTCCAACAAAACGGCGCAAATGTCGTCGGTAACATCGTAATTCAAACGCCTATTACCTTCACAAGTAAGATGTTTAGACTTGCGCTTACTGGTTATAACTATTTGGCTGGTAAGACCGATATTAATTTGAATATCGGCGGTTATGCCTATACCGGCACTTCGATTATTCAACATGGAGTAGTGAACTCAGGTACATTGCCGATGCGTGTACGTATGGGTGTTCGCAACGGTACAGTTGTGGTTATCTTGACGTCACAAGCGCCTAACGCTTATTGGCAGTATCCTAAATTCAACATTGACGCCGAAATTGGTTATACAACACCACCAGACGATTGGATTAACGGTTGGTCAGCAAGCCTAATTGCGGAAGCCGACCTTGCATCTAGTGGTATTTCAGCAATTGTAGAGCCATCATTGTTAGATGTTTCTACTCAGATTACCGCCAACGCTTCGGCTATCTCTAATCTAACAAATACAGTTACACAACAGGGTGACACCATTACTTCTCACAGTAATAGCATCACTACGTTAAATAACAGTATTACAAGCATTAACGGCGCCTTAAATACCAAAGCGAGCACTTCTGCGGTAACTGATCTTGATAGTCGAGTGACAACTGCCGAAGGTAAAATCACGGCAAATACGTCTTCAATCACTAGCCTAACTGCAAACCTTAAAAATGTAGCCAATGGCATCACAATGTCTGCATCACTTGATGTGGATCCTGATAGTGAGTGGAATTATTGGGCTAAAAATGGTGAGGTTGCGAGAGCTGATGACACTTCGGCGCTTGGTGGCAAAGTCTATCGTTTCGGTAACAACGCGGGTAATGACCACGTAAATGCGAGATCAAAAGCGAAACTGCCATTTGATCAAACTAAAACTTATCGTATCCGCGCGCGTTATCGTCGTCTCAGCGGTACAGGAACAATCTATTGTGCAGTTTGTTGTTTGGCGGCTGATGGCACTTCACACGTAAACTTAAACAATACCGTATCTACGGACTTTGGTTCTTCAAACTACTTTGTGATCAATCAAAGTCCTACAAACAACGTATGGCAAGAAGTGACAGTGTACGTCAAAGGTCGTGCTGCTGGCGCAGCGGCAGGAAGTTGGACTTTGGCAGCGCCTCGCCAAATGCCAAATGCAACTGCATTTTTAAGCGTTCAATTCCTTGCCAACTACTCGAACGCAGCAGGCATGACTGAACTTGATTACATCATCATTGAAGATGCTGATGCGATTGCTGCCAACGATGCCACAGCTAATGCTTTATCGTCACTTGATACGCGAGTAACTACAGCAGAAGGAAAGATTACTTCACAAGGTAGCTCAATTACTTCGCTTAACAACAGCATTACGACTATCAACGGAACTTTATCGTCAAAGGCAGATAGTTCAGCTTTGACAAACTTGGCTAACCGAGTAACCGTAACTGAAGGTTCTATTACCTCTCAAGGCTCTAGCATTACGTCTTTGAACAGTACAGTTAATGGATTACTAAAAGACATTGAGGTTACTGACACTCGCTCAACGAACCAACCGCCGTCATGGTATTGGACGAATTACCCTAAACGTATCGTTCGTGAGTTTAAACAGGCTTCAACAATCGGCCTAACGGGAATGGGCACCTATGTATCACTTGAAACTTATGTTTACTACAGTGACGCAACTGGCGGGGCAATCATTCAGATTGCTCGTGGCTCTGACTCTAAGCTAACTGCGGAACGCCGCAGTGCGAGCACAAGCACTTGGGGTGCATGGTCGCAAGACATCAAAACTTTGAGTGACGGACTTGCAAATAAAGCCGAAGCATCAGCGCTGTCTACTTTAGATGCCAAAGTGAGCACCATTGACGGCAAAGTCTCAACTCAAGCGACGAGTATTACGAACCTAACAACAACGGTAGGTGGACATACCTCATCGATTCAATCTCAACAAGAATCAATCGATGGCTTGAAAGCAAGAGCAACGTTGAAATTGCAATCAGGCAATTTGGTCGGCGGTGTTGGTATTGAGAATGATAGCAAGACAGTTGATTTCATTATTCAGGCAAACAGATTTGCAATCGGCGCACCATCTACAGTCACAGGTACCATAACACCTAAATATGCATTTACTTATCAATCAACTTCAACAACTTTGCCGAACGGCACGGTGATTCCTGCAGGTCTGTATTTAGACAATGCATCTATTGGTTATATCAATGCTGAAAAAATTAATGCATCAAGTTTAAGTGCCTTAAGTGCGACGCTTGGAACCTTAACTACTTATAAGGATCCCTCTAAGCCTAATGGGGCTCGAATGGTTTTAACTGGGAGTTTAATCACGGTTTATGATGAAAATAATGTTTTAAGAGTGAAATTAGGGCTTTGGTAAAAGGTTGGGTTAGTTAACTAGCCCATTATTTCTTTAGGAGGTTTATATGCCACAAGGTTTACAGTGTTTTGATGAACAAAGAAATCTTATAGTAGATGTCACGGATCGTATGACTAAGATTCTAGGTACAATTGCTATCCCCACTAACGTAAATGAAACTTCTGGGCAGTTGGTGGTTCCTGACTTGGCTTTAGGAAATCCATTCTATTTTACTCAAGGTAATGAAGCTAAAAAGTCGGGGTGGATAGATGGCCAAAATTTTTGGCATGGATTTTGGGGGTATGATAGTGGTGGGTTTTATCCAGGCGCTAAATTTTCAGCCTTTAAAGTATCAGTTATCTTTGATGGTATAACAATGAGTTGGTCAGCTGCCAAGTTCGAAACGGCTTATATTTCAGCGTTCAATAACTATATTTATCTTCACTATGGAATTTACTAATGGATGTTGGCTTTCGTATTTTAAATGATTCTGGTGTTATTCATATTGATGGTAACTATCGGAATATGTTTCTAGTTGGAAAACAGGAATATACTATCGCTCGTGAACAGGGTAATCAATTTTTTGATTATACTCCTACTTTAGAAGATTCTATTTTTGCAGTTGCCATGGATTCTTGGTGGGTAGATGAATATCCTGCACCGAATCCAGTAGGTAATCACAGAGATCTGGATTCTATTGTTTTAAAGCCTAGTTTTCGTTTCTATATTTATTCTTATGATGCAGATCTTCTAGGCAGTTCTATGCCTAATGATATGTTTATCAGTTTTAGAATTCCTACAAATGATTTAATTCCACCAGCTGACAAATCGTATAAATTGACAATTTATGAATTTAATTTTAAAGATTTAGAATTGTCACACTCATCAATGGGATTACAATTATTTGATGCAAATGAAAGATTAGTTTTTGATTCTAATTATAAGCCACTAAAAGTACTTAACTTTATTCAAAACCAACCAGCTAGGGATGTAGATTTCCCTGGATGGGCAAATGTAGCATCATCTTTCGTCTATGCTGATCCTATGTATTTATCTAGCCGGGCTCCTATGGGGAAAAAATTTGCTGTGGCAATCGCAGAAACTCCTATTAGGTTTCAAAATAGCTATACATATACTAGTTCAGGAGGAAGTGGTGCTATTACTTCTGGTGGTAGCGTAATCTACGATACTTATGTTCTACAGCAAGATGGGGTTTATATTTTTAGAGGGTTAACCTCAAGTCTGTTGATGGACGGAAAAGTTTCAGGCATTCAAGCAGGTATGAATACAATTAATACTTTTATGATTGACGTTACTGGTTACTAAGCCAAACTAATATTCAGATCATAAGAGTCAGTCAGATTCTCTTTGTATAAAAAAATGAAATATATAAACCTTTATTTAATCGAACTGTACCACAAAAACGGGCTGCTTCGATTTATTTATAGTCACCCACTAGGGTGCTTTTTTATACCCAAGATTTGGAGGAAGGTATGAATGACCAAACAAATAGTGTGGTTGAAGCAGCTGCAAGTACAGCTGCGGCTACTGCAACTAAATTTTCATATGGCTATGTCGTGGGCGGGGGGTTGATTGGAATTGCTGGAAAAATTGATTGGGCTGTAATTATTTCAATCTTAATTGGTGTAGCAACCTACTTAACAAATCTCTACTTTAAGCGCCGTGATGAAAAACGTTCAGAAGAGATTCATGAATTGCGTAAAAAACAGTATGGGCAAGCCAAATTACGCATCAAAGAGGATAAAGATGAAAAGTGAAAATACTCGGACATATTTAGCGTACATGGTTATTGCAATGTCATTTCTCTGTGTTCTTGGGTTGTTCTTTATTGAATATCCAGACAAAAACCGTGATCTATTAAACGTATCACTAGGGACTTTACTTGGTTTATCTAGTGCTGTGATTGCCTTCTATTTTGGATCTAACAATAAACAAAAAAAGGAAGCTGAAGATTCAAATCAACAGTAATGATTCAAATTTACGTGCTACCTCTGAGTAGTTTTCAACTCTAAAGGAAAGTGGAATGAATATTGAAAAATATCTAGATGAGTTAATTAAGCGCGAAGGCGGCTATGTAAATAATCCAGCGGATCGGGGAGGGGCAACAAAGTACGGAATTACTGAAGCCGTTGCTCGAACAAACGGATTCAAAGGTAATATGCGAGATTTGCCAATTGAAACTGCAAAGTCTATTTATAAAAAACAATATTGGACAGCTCCACGCTTTGATCAAGTAAATTTAATTTCTCCTGTAGTAGCTGAAGAACTTTTAGATACAGGTGTTAATTGCGGCATAGGGTTTGCAAAACCCCTTTTACAGCGTGCCTTAAATTTGTTGAATAACCAAGGTAAGGCGGGTTGGTCAGATCTTGTGGTTGATGGAGTTTATGGTTCAGCTACATTGGGTGCTTTAAAAATCTATTTGGCTAAACGTGGGAAAGATGGTGAAAAAGTTCTATTACGTGTTTTAAATATTATGCAAGGTCAGCGATACATCGAAATCTGTGAACGTAATCCAGGCCAAGAGCAATTTTTTTATGGTTGGATTGCTCATAGAATTTCATTTAACTAACTAAAATTTAACTAAATACAGTAAAAATAAAGATTGTTATTCCTAAGTTTTTATTTTTTTCGTTTAAGTTTTTGATTTTGTATAATAAACTGGTGCGCCCGGCGCGCTCACGAAATGAAACATAAGTTAATGATTTTGATCTATTAAAATGTTCACTTTGTGGGATCATACCGTATAACTTACCGTAAAACTCAAAAATGCCTAAAATTGTACCTGCTTTAACTGACTCTAAAATAAAGTCTGAAATCGCTAAAAATAAGAAAGAAATTGAGAAAAAAACTCAAAAACTTTCTGATGGTGGTGGATTATACCTATTAATTGATAAAAAGGGGGCTACAACGTGGAGGTTCGATTACACTCGGCCAATTATTAAGAAGCGCAATACCATATCTATTGGTTCATATCCTGAAATTTCTTTAGCTGTAGCAAGACAAAAACGTGAAGAATTCAGAAGTCAAATTGCACAAAATATTGATCCAGTCGAACAACGTAAAAGGGAAGTACAGATTAAAAAAAGAAATCTAGTATCAACCTTTGCTGCTGTGGCTGATGAATTTAGACTTACTGAAGAAATCACAGAAAGTACCAAACAGCGTAATGATTCAATTTGGGAAAAACTTTATTTAAGTGTTGGATCAATTCCAATTTCAGAAATTACTGCTCTACAAATTTTAGATGCTTGTAGATTGTATGAGAACCAAGGTAAATACGATTCTGCAAAAAGAATGCGCTCTAAAGCTAGTCAGGTATTTAAGTATGCGATTGTTTTAGGACTATGCCAATATAATGTTGCTGATCAAATATCAGGTATTTTGAAGTCTGGAACGGTAAAACATTACGCAGCAATTACAGATGAAGAACGATTAGGACAACTACTTTTAGATTTGTCAGAACCACAAGTAAATGGTTCCATAATTGTTTATTTCGCTACATTAATATTGCCTTATATATTTGTGCGACCAGGTGAATTGCGCTGGGCAGAATGGGAGAATATTGATTTAGATAAAGGTCTTTGGGCTTACACTCCGCCAAAGACGCAAAATAAGACTCAATTAGAGCATATTGTTCCGTTAGCTACACAAGTTGTTGAGCACTTAAGGAAGCTATATAAGTTAACCGGTGGCCGAAAGTATGTCTTTGCCTCAATGAAAAAAGGTAAGGATGTTATTAGTGAATCGACTATAAATAAAAGGCTTAAGAATTTTGGTTTTGCAAATGGTGAAACTACAGGACATGGTCTGCGAGCAACAGCTCGTACTTTACTTGATGAAGTACTTCATTATCCGATTGAACGTATTGAGCAACAACTGGCACACCAAGTTAAAGATATGCATGGCAGAGCTTACAACAGAACCAAATATTTAAAAGAACGTACCGAGATGATGCAGGCTTGGGCCGACTATCTTGATAAATTGAGGGATGAGGCTAGGGAAAGAGCTATCAAATAAATAAGACGAAGGCCTTATTAAAATAAGGCCTGAATTTTTTCTTTGTATTTTTCGTAAAGTTCATTAGAAAGCTCAACTCTTGTTGAACCACCCAACTTAACTTTTTTAAGTTCTCCTGAATCAAACATCCTATATATAGTTGTCTTCGATAAATTGGTGACCTGAATTGTCTGATTGACTGTTAATAGCATTTAGTTTTACTCCTTAATTCTTCAGCTCATTGCGTTCTTTCTTCAGCTGGCGCAAAAGGTTGTGAAGGGTAACGCTTACAGCTTTATCTAAACTTTTGGTTGAATGAAACTCTGCCATTTGAGATAGCGCTAAACCAAAAATGTGATAAGCAAACACCTTCGCAGCCTCAGGGTTATTTTTGAGAAGCTCTTCTGTACTAGGGCAAATAACTTCTTTAAAAATATGAATCGCTACCTGATCTGGAGTACCTTCAATACGACTTGGATTTAAGTTCACTTCACCAATAACTTTGCTCATTCACGCCACCTGTCTATAAATACGTTTAACTTCATGATTCAGCTCATCCATTGCTGAGCGTCCTTCTTTGAAATACTTCAAAAGCATTAACTTGTAGCGCTCTTGAGCTGCTTTGTTCATCTCACCTTTATCGGTCAAGGTGAGGGTGGCTTTATTACCTTTAATTAGGTTCACTCCCTTGGGTGTACCTCGACCGCGATAGCCAGCATTAACATTGAATACAATGAACTTCTCGAAAAGCTGCTGGGGTAGCAGCTTTGGCTCCAAAAGAAACTCTGGAGTAGTCTGTTTCGACATTAGAAAGGTTCCTCTAATAAATAAGCAGGTTCATTTGAAGACGAATTCTCTAATTCAAAACGACGCTTTTTGATAAAATCCATGAGTCTAGGTTGAATCTGCGGATCTCGTGCAGCCACGTCTATTTCCAAAGCATCTAACGTTGTCAGGTCTGGTGCGGTCTGGATCTGAACCATTAGAGAAGGCGGTTCACCTGAAGGAGACTTTGCTTTTTCCAACTCTTCAAGTCGTTTGTGAGTTGCAAGAAGCAAAGGATCCATTTGTTTATCAGACCAAGTGCGGGTGTATCGATAAACTGCGTTTACTTCTGCTGGTGTTTTTGACTCTTTTACACGCTTTAGAAGCGTCTCAAGTGTCTTTTTATATTCCGTATCTTCGGTTTCTTCTTTTACAACAGGTTCAGTTATTGGTGTTTTTTCTGAATTATTTGTTGTTGAAGTTTTCACAATTGAAGATTCAACATCACTTTCGGTAAGTGCTTCGACTTCATCAGTTGGCTTATTTAGAAGTTTCAGCATATCTTCAGCTAACTCACCACCACTGACTTTGATAATCGCGCAGCAATGAGCAAATGCATTATCAAAATTTGAGTGAACTTGGCCATGCTGGAGCATGCGCAATTGTCCTTTAGAACCATTCCACTTAAACTGCTGTACACCTAATTCAACAGTTGGACTTGGATAAGAGCAAGTAGAACCCTTTTCTGGAGATTCTTTTAATGGCTCTGGTACTTCAAACTCACCAATAAAAATAGTTCTAGGTTTAACCTGAAATTCAAATTTATCAAATACATCAAAACCGAAATCATAAGGGTTAAAAAGTTCCCAGCCATTACGCTCTGTATTATTTACTAAGAGTAATTCACCATTGGCCCAAGCAAGTTTTGCTTCGATTTTATTAAGTGTTTTCATGCTGTCATCCCATTTTTAGCTAATGTTTCAATTTCTTGTTTAACAGCTGCTAGTTTTGCCGCTTCTATTTGGGTAAGAGCATCAATACCGAAGTGTTCACAAACTGTTTTTACATCGAGGCCGCGTTCAGCAATAAAGGCCTGAAGCTCATCACGTTGTTCTGCTGAAATCTCAACAAAATTATTCGCCGCCTGTGTTTGGTTTTGGCTCAATTGATTTTCATGCTCACGAGCAGTTTGTTCATTTTTGCGAATGATGTTTAAGAGCTGATTTTTTGTTTCTTCAAACTTTTGTTGTTGAAGATCCATCAAGCTATTTAACTTGCGCTTTAAGCAGTAATTCTCTATGTTGATCCCAGCGCGCTGCATAAGATCTTCAATTTCTAAAAATTGATTACCGTCAATAGTTGCATCGGCAGATCCAGAAAGTAGCCACTCACGTAGACATGCACCAGTACCTTCATTAATCATCATTGGTTCAGTGAAAATATGAGTTCGGTCTTTTGTGGCATTTGCAAAATGATCAGCATTTAAGTCAAGTACCGTGGTGAACTCATATTCGATACCATCGCGTTGTTCAGACTTCATCCCAACCTTTTCAACCTTCTTTTTGCCGTTAGTTTCGGTTTGGATCGTATCCATCTTGCTGCGTAGAGTTACGATGATGTGAATACTTGAATGAAGAATCGCATCAATAAATTTGCGGTGACGTGGGGTGACTTCGCTCCAAGCGGCCCAGCTATTACCTTTAAATTTACCCTTGGTCAGTGTGTCTACGATTTCCAAACAACCACCTGTACCAGACCATTCATGGGTAATACTGTCTAAAATTAAAATATCAAAACCACCTTGCTCAGCTGCTTTGATTGCTGCTGTAAATTTTTCTGGTGTATATGGAGGTGTTAGGTTTGCAGCATAAAATTCATAACGGTCTGCATAAAGTGAAGCGCTACTATCTTCAGTATCAACAACAGCAATTCGACCACCAATACCAACAGCAAGTTTTAGAGCGCTTTCAGTTTTTCCTGAACCAGTAGGACCAGATAATGCAAGTCTTAATTTGGCTTGCTTGCGTTCAGCTTTTTGGAAAAATACATTCATTTTTATTATCCTTATCTAGAGCCAGTAAAGCCGCGTTTTTGCTTATACGCTTTGCGTTCAATTGAAGTGATGTGAGAGTTACCCAAATCGATAGCTAATTTCTTTTTGCGTTGAAAGCTGATCTCTTGAGTTAATACCTCCCAAACTTTTGGATATTCAGATTGGAACTTGGCCACATCTAAAGGCGTCTTAACTGAGTCCTTGATCTTGTAAAGAACCGATCCATTAGCATTTGATGCATAAACAGTCCAACCAATGCGAACAGAGTAGAGGCCAGTATTGTCACGGCCTAAATAAGACTTGTACCCATCTGGATGTTTTTTGAAATTAGTCATGATTAAGCCTCCACCAACTTATTACGTTCGATGAAGCCTTTAATTAGGGCATTGATATTGCGGTGATCGTTGTAATCAGTGAAATCGCGGTAAGACTTGCCGTTTACATCCGTGATTTCATTAATAGTGAGCTGGGTTACATCAACCGCAGTAAATTCAGAACCCGCAACACCGTAGCTATCTGGATGAGCCTCAAAGTCAAAGCTAACGTTTACTCGGAAGCCATCAAGTTTAATAACCGCTATACCTGAATTTTTACCAATGATCTTTGCTGTTTGAACGCCATACGAACTTGGTTGAATTTGCGGTGTAAAGGTCTGAGAGTTTGCTGCAAAACTAGATTGAGCTGTCTTGTATTCACAAGAAGCTAAACCAGCAATCAAAACAAGAGCTGTAACACCTGTTACTTTGATATGGTTGAATGGAATTGCATTTACATTCATAATTGATCTCGCAGTTTGCAAAGCACATCGGAAGTTAGAAGAGTCGATGTGCTTTTTTGTTGTCTGTGAGAAAAATATACCTGCAAGGTAAAATAAAGTAAATACCTGTGAGGTGAAATTAGATGATTATTTTTTTACTTCCTAGGTGTATTTAATGTAAAGGCCATAAAAAACCCACCAATTGGTGGGCTTAAATAAGGATATATTAAAATAATTAATGAGCGTTAGGATGCTGTTGTCTGTGTTGGCTAGGAGGTACAATATCGGTAATAGCAGTAATGCTTTCGACTTCATCCATATCAAAAGTTAAGCGTTCGCCGCCGTTTACAGCTAAAAGATTTAAAACATTATTATGAATGCCAATAAATTCTTTAATTGTGCACCTACCATCTTTTAAACAAACTTGCACAAATTCAGTAGGCGTTAATTCTGCATCTGGGTCACAGACTACATACCAGCCATTACGGATAGCGGGGTACATTGAGTCACCAGTTCCTTTAATTGCATATGATCGATCACCAGCAGTGTGAGTCGGAATGTACCCATCGCCAGCGTTTCCATCATACCCCATGTCTGTAAAATAACCGTCCATGCCCATCTTGCTATATGCCTTAACTGGAACCCATCTTTTTGAAATAACTAATGGTTTTTCAATTACATTTGAGAAAAGGACAGCATCTTCACTGTCAGGAATATTATATTTTTTCTTAAATGCTTCTATGTCGAGTTGCTTAAAACTAGCAGCACCATCTAATTGGTGTGCATTTTCATTTTGAATGTCAGATTGATCAAGGTACCCACGCGGTTTATTAAAAGCTTCTTCAATTTTAAAAGCAGTTTCATCACCAATATTCTTTGTTGGATTCTTTCCAATATATTGGCTTACCAATCCATAAGACATATCAATCTTTTCGGCGAATTCAGAACGAGTTAGTCCCGATTCCTTCATTAATTTTCTTGTATTTCCAAGCCTAATTTCATGAATAGTCTTTAATTCACTCATTTTTTCAATTCACCTCTAGCGCTGAACTCAAAAATACCCAATAGGTAAAAAAAATAAATACCCTAACAGGTTGTATTTTATTTACCTTGTGGGTATATTTAATAAATAAATTTACCAGTGAGGTGTATAAATGCTTACTCTTTATAGCTACTGGCGTGGATTAAGTGAGAGTGAACGTCTCAAATTCTGCAAAGAAGTAAAAGTTACATATGGATATATGGAAACTCAATTAATCCATGCCCGCAAAAACCCAAGAATGGAAACCATTCAAAAAATGGTTGAAGCAAGTAATCAACAACTAACTCACAAAAGCCTGTTTGATTTCTTTTTAGGAACTTCAAAAACGGCTTAGGAACCACCATGAGCAAATTATCAATAGATCTTTCTGCAAGCGCTAGAAATGATGCATCCCGCATATTGCATGGTCTTGATTTAAGCAATCAAAAAGAGATTGCAGAACACTTAAAGGTTGATCCAAGCACAATTACTCGATTTAAAACAGATAAGAAAAACAACGGATTGAATGAAATTGAAATGTTTTGCGAGCTCTTGAGTCTACTTGGTTTAAAGGTTGTACCAAAAGATTATCAAAGCATTGATAAAGAGCGAGTTGCTGCACTTTTAGTTATGTCTAAAAGCTGGATGAATCGAATTGAAACTGTAGATGATCTGTTTCATGACGAAATCAGTGGTCAAAAGGAAAAGCTTGGATATTAAAAAAGCCTGATCTCGGAAATCAGGCTTAGTTAATTCAATTACTGGCTAGAGGAATCGAATATGCGAACTAATTTATCAAATCAAACGACTAAAGACAATCTGATCGAGCAACAGCGTCAACAAAGTTATCAATCATGGCATGAACCAGCTTTAAGAACTTTATCTGGTTTACTGGAAATCCGTAAGAAAAATCTAGCACGTCAAAACCGTGATGAGAAAAATGCTGCTGTAAAACGTGAAGAGTTTATGCAAGCACTAATAGATCAACATGGAAAACATGGTCTTTATCTCGGCCATGCTGGCCAAATTATCTCAAGCTTATATCGGGCTAAAAGGATCCGTTATTTGGGCAGCACTTTCATTCAAATGAATGAAGAGGGGGATAAATGAGCTTAGACGCTACTGTATGGGCTTGGAAAAAGAAGTTCACTCAAGCTAAGGGTGGCTCTTCTCCAGCTTTAAAAAAATTAGTGCTGCTTTCAATGGCTGATCGTGCGGATGAACAACATTGCTGTTATCCGAGTTCTAAACGTTTGGCTGATGACTGTCAGATTAATAAAAAAACCCTTTTTAAGATTCTGGATGAGCTCTGTTCTGAGGGATTAATTTTCGATACTGGTGAAAGAAAAGGCAGAACAAAGCAGGTAATTGTCTATCGTTTAATTGGTGTACAAGGTCGAGAAAATACAGTACCAACGTTGGAACAGTTAGGCTCAGAAAGCCTTGATACACAAGGGGAAGATTTTGAAACAGTACCAACATTGGAACAGTACCAACATTTCCAGCAAACAGTACCAACATTTCCAGCAAACAGTACCAACGTTGGTACACGGAATCTATCAAGTAATCTTTCAGATGAATCTAAAAATAAAAAAACTTGGCTTTGTTTTAAAAAACTTCGTGAAGAAATTTTACTTTCAGACAAGTCTGTAGATTTTGATCAACTCGTAATGGAGTCATGGTACCACCGAGAACTTAGAGCATTTGAACTCAACAATGCCTCAAAGAATCTTTGTGATGATCTTTTGATTTTCCATTTTGCTGATTGGTTACTGAATGCAAAAGCCAAATACGAACGCCGTCAAAAAGCATCACAACCGACTAAATCATTTTCTGGTGAACAAAACAATTCAACTGGTTTAAGTCAAAAGCAAATTGCTGTCTTCGCTGACAAGCTTTCTAAACATCCTGAGTTTTCTAGCAAGTATGCAGAAGGTAACGAGAGCTATGAACAACTTGCTGCACGTATCGCCGTAAAACTCGCAGATCCTGAACAACAGAAAAAATGGATGACTTACCTCATTCAAGTTGGATTTCAACAAGGTAAAGGAGCTGCGGCATGAGGTATGGATCTGTTTGTTCAGGTATTGAAGCTGCAACAGTTGCCTGGCACTCACTTGGGTGGGAACCTGCTTGGTTTTCAGAGATTGAAACAGCACCAAGTCAAATTTTGGAACATCATTATCCTGAAGTTGAAAACTTGGGAGATATGACAAAAATCCGTGAAAAAGTTCTAAATCAACAAGTAGAAGCACCAGATATTTTGGTTGGTGGAACTCCATGCCAGGCATTTTCCTTAGCAGGACTAAGAAATTCATTAGCAGATGAACGAGGACAATTATCTTTAGAATATGTGAGGTTAGCGGATGCAATTGATTCAGCAAGATCTATTCGAGGACTTAAGCCAGCAATTATCGTTTGGGAAAACGTACCAGGAGTACTCAACACAAAAGATAATGCTTTCGGCTGCTTTCTGGCTGCACTCGCAGGAGAAGAGTGTGAATTACAGCCTACAGGGAAAAAATGGCCAAACGCTGGTTGTGTGTTTGGACCACAACGACAAATCTATTGGAGAGTCCTTGATGCTCAATATTTCGGACTCGCCCAACGACGCAAGCGTGTGTTTGTTGTCGCAAGTGCTCGAGCAGAATGTATCGGAGAAATACTTTTTGAGCACAAAAGCCTGTCAGGGAATTCTAAGGAGAGCAGAGGCAAGAGGGAAGACATTACCAGATTGTGTGAAATTCACACTTTCCGAACAAGCCAAACTATTAGCGGAAAAAATTACACTCCACCAATTTTAGCATCACATGGCCAAAAGAAATGGTTAGGAAACCAAGAGGCATTTTGCGGCGATTATTACATTAAGCATGCCATTGGTGTTGGAGGCCAAACAGTTAATGCTGCTATTTCTAATGAAGTGTTTCCAACATTATTAGCCCGTCATGGTGACGCATATGTCATCCATAGTTATGGTCTAAATGGAAATACTATCGGGCATTTAGGAAAGACAGGTTCAAATGGAACAGGCTTAAACCCTGAGCTGTCATACACTTTAGTTTCAACTAAAAAGAATGCGGTAGTTTACTGCGGTACTAAAAATGATGCTTTATTTGATATAGCGCATGAAATTGCGCCGACTGTTAGATGTGGAGGGAAAGGTGGTGGTGCAATTCATCAAGCAATTTTTAAATATATCCCTCCGAACATTTTCTACTTAGCTCGTTATTTAACAGAAGTTGAATGTGAGCGTCTTCAAGGCTTCCCCGATAACTATACAAATGTAAAAGGTGTGGCTTCAGGTAAGCGATATAAAACATTAGGCAATTCAATGGCTGTTTCAGTAATGAAATGGATAGGTCTTCGTATTCAAAAGTTTTTAAAGGAGGCAATTAAGGGATGAGTTCAATGAGCCTTGCTGAATACCGTGAATTATTTCCTATTCAGAAAAATAAAAAGCGCCGTTCAGCAAAGCAAACACGGGAACCAAGTGTAGGGGAGGTTTTGTTAGTAACTCATCTTAAAGCCTGCAAGATTGATTTTGAGCAGGAATATAAATTCCATCCAAAACGTAAGTGGCGGGCGGATTTTTTTATTACAGGTACAAACATATTGGTAGAGGTTGAAGGCGGGATCTGGAGCCGTGGTCGTCATACGAGGGGCAAAGGTTATCTAGGAGACATGGAGAAATACAACGAAGCAGCAATGATGGGTTTTACAGTTTTAAGGTTTAGTACAGAGCAAGTTAAAGCAGGCGTGGCGATTAAACAAATTGAGCAATTGGTGGGATGAAAATGAATATGCCAGTACAACACATTTTACAAGCGGTCGATTGGTCTAAATATAGTTTTGAGGAATGGTGTCGCCAGCTTGGTGCTTGGCTTAACGGTGATACCGAAACAATGGTTAAGATTGTTAAAACGATGCCTACTAAGCGCATCACTCAAAAACAACGTGAAAAATTAATGGCAATGTATATGAGCGATGAAACTTTAAAGGATCGTTTGTGCATTCGCCGAAAGGGTACTTGCTGTCAATTAAACGATAATGAAGCACGTGGGGTACATAGATTGTTTATTGATATGCAGCTAATTGAAGACCATATTTTACAAGAATGGATCTCAGCAATTTGGTCACATCATGTAATGGGTAATTCATTAAGAGATATTGCTCAAAGTAATGAAACATCAGTTAATCAAATTCGACAGGATTTAAAATGCGGTCTAGCTTATATCAAAAGCCGTAATCCACATTTTGCATTTGAAACTTTTGAAAAAACCGCTTGAGTGTGCGCACGGGGTATGGCATATTTGTGTTAACTTGGCGATTTTGCATTTAAATCGGCACTTTAAAAGGCTCGCATATGCGGGCTTTAATATTTTTATAGGATAAGAAATGTCTGCTGAAGTAGCTTCAATAACATCGGCTTTAATACAAGGCTGGTTTTCATTTGTTGGAGCTCTTTTGGGAGCATTAGCTTTAATTGGTACTGTATGGTTTGGTGCTAAGTCTGCAATAAATGCTCATAAAGCTGATAAGTTAGCAGAAGCGAAAAGGGATATTTACCTCGAACTTGTTAGAAAATGGCAAAAGTTCTTAATTACATGTCATTCATATAGAGTTTTAAAAGATGAAGAATTTTTTGACGAATTCTTCATAATTGTTAAAGAACTCACGGCATCTTTACATGAATCAAGCTTTATTTCTGATCCCAATACAAAAGAAAAAATAATGAATTTTACGATTAGGTTCAGTGACTCATTAAAAGTAATAACTTTATATTTCAGGAATTGGTATGACGCAGTCTCACTTGAGAAAAAAGAATTAATTAATAATGAAATATATGAATTTACTGAATTATTTGGGGTAGACGCCTTACTTTTACAAAGTGAATTGAGAAAAGAATTAGGACTTCGTGAAGATGAAGAAGTAAATCGTAGAATATTTGAGATGCAAAAAAAATTTTCAGCTAGAGTAAAGGCTGATTTGAAATAGTGGATATAACTTTATACATGCTATATTCCAGTCTAATTAAAAACTGGTAAATATCATGACGCTTTGTGTTGGCGGTGAATTAGATGGTCAAGAAATTAAAAAAGATGTAAAAATATTTAAAGCATCCGAAATTGATCCAAGCTACACATCAACTTATTACATTCAAATTTATAACCGCGACAATGTGATGTATCAATTTTGGCATCCATATGGATTTGATCTACACGAATTATCGAAACAGGTTTTAGAAATCTTGAGAGCACAAAAAAATTAATTATTTAAAAATAAATTACTAGTTGCGCATATATGTATTTGCATATATATTTCAATCTTCAGAATTATCTGCGCTGAAAGTTTTTATTTTTATGACCCGTTTCTTTTAGAAGCGGGTTTTTTAATATTTACTTTTTAACTTGCCGAGAGTATTACGGCGCAAAATGGCCTCGCTTAATATCGATTATTGGCGGGGCTTTTTCTTTTCCAGTTTCTACCACCAAAGCCTTATCAATAAATGATAAGGCTTTTTTTATGAGGAAACCTTAATGGTTACTACTCCAAAAAAAGCAACAATCGAAACTTTAACAAATACAAACTTACCTGCTGGTCATACAGTATTGGTTAAGATTGATGATTCAACTAGCTATGACCAAGTGTTGAGTAATGTGGAAGCAATTAATGCATTACCGGGATTTACTGTCATTGGTGTAACTAGCCTGCCAAATCCTCCAGCTTCTGCTTGGTATTTGGATAACTGTACATATGAAAATGGTGTTTTAACTCCAGTAGGTGAGCCGTTAGATTTCGGTACACCTGAAGCTCCACTAATCATGTATGGTTACCATGCAGCTACTAAAGCTAATATTGGCGATACGCTTGAAGTTGTGGCTGAGAATTTCTTAAATTCGGTTGCAAATATTCATAGTGGTGTTCGTTTGCAGACTGCTTTTGACAGTTATGATCTAGGCGGTTCAGATATTGGTTATAACAATACTAATGATGGAAATAACGACTTCTTTTCGTTGTTAGATACATTGTTCAATACACAAGCCTTGCCAGTTAAGTATTCAATGAAATATGTGTCTGCAACTGAAATCGAGCATGTAATTACTTCGGTTGATGGCTTAACTGAAATTTATCGTTATGCCCAAACTATTACAGCTTTCGCTGAAGACGTTTATTTCAATATCACTCTTGTTTGCCAGAATAGCAATGAAGTGATTCCTACGACTATTAATGTGATTCCTGCTGTTTAAGAGTTATAAAAAAAGCAGAATTTAAGCTCCACTTGATCTCTTGATTGAGTGGGGTTTTTTTATTTTAAGCAGATAAAAATTAGATCTGTAAATTAGAATATTTTTTGATATATTTATTCCTTTTATAATAAAAGGGTTGTTTATGAATATTGAAGAATTAAGTCAGAAATATGAAAATTTTTTAAAGCATGAGAATTTTCCTAAATTAGAGAGTTCTGCAGAATACATTCTTCAGCATCCAGACTTAGATGAAGTTAATAGAAAAGCTGGAAACTGGACATATAATTTAGCTTTTCTACGTGCTTATTTTGAAATGCCTAAAGTTGAAGGTTTATTAGTACAGACCCCATACAGATATACTATTATTCATAATGGTGTTCCAATTACTCTGGATACAAACGAAGCACCAAACTTCAGGGATCAAAAAGCGTATTTGAATTGGTTACATCAGCAAATCAGTAAATAGAAATCAAGCACCTTCGGGTGGTTTTTTATTGCGAAGTAAAAGCGAATTTTAGGCATGATAATAATAACTATTATTCAGAAATTGACATGGGTGTTAATTGTAAAATGATGATGTTTTAAAATATGTTATTAAAGAATTCAAATAATCTTCTTAGGAGTTGATAGATTGATGATATTATAAGATTAAATATCAATGAGTACTCATTTGTGAATAAAAACTTTATTTATAAAGTAACTTTAAAGAAAAAGCAGTCAAACGATGGCGGAATATATGGGTTATTAAATAATTTTCTTCAAACTGAAGAATATTTCCTTTGGGCAGATATTGACATACTGGACTTGGAACTATCTGAAATTTCAGAGAATAATTTTAGTGAAAGTAAAGAGCAATCAAACTCAAAAAAATATAAGTTTTCAGCTTTTAATTTATGTACTAAAGCTAGAAGTGGATTTAGGCCTATAGATTTGGTATGGGTTTGTGATAATGATGAAGTAAATAATTTAAGTACAGTTTACTTCAGTGATTCAACAGATGGTATGTTTATTAAGAAATCAAACTCAAAGGGTATTGTGCTTACAAGAGTTCTTGGAAATGAAAGTTTTACCACCGAAATCTTAGTGGACTAGTAATGAATAACCCTCTTTGGAGGGTTTTCAATGGTTAAGCTTTATGAAGAAAGAAGTCGACTTTCATATTCCAATTCAGCAAACACCACACGATCTGATAAATAATTTTATGGAACAGGTCTTCGCTTTTATTTAAACTATTTTTAATTTTTAGCGATATACTTTCTCATCAAAATTACCTTATAAAACATTGATGAATATGAAATTGCATTTATTAATAAGTTTAATGATTTTGGGACTTATTTCATTTCAGGGATATCCAAAATCGGAATTTGAGTTTTTAACAGAGGCCAATAATTTATTTAATGCACGTGAAGAGGCTATCAATAGATTCCAAACACTAGGAATGCTTTCAGAAGAAAGACAACTTAACTTTAAAGAACAGTTAGAACTTACAAATTCAGTGTGTGATCTGGCTAATGCAAATGAGCAGATTAAAAAATTCTATAATAATAATTTTGAGCAATCTCAAGAATTAGCAAAAGAGAAAACCACTCGTGAACAAATGAATCTGGAATTCGATAAAGAAAATCAGTCTTATCTTGATATTGCTAAGCAATTAACTGGTACTCCTTATGAGTGCGGTAAGCAGAATTACAAGAAGTTGCTGTGAAAGTTTTAATATTTAAAAAACCACCTTTGAGGTGGTTTTTTATTGGATGAAATATGGAAGCTAACGAATACTTTTGGCTTACAAGAAAAAAAGAACCTAAAACCAAGCCTAAAAGTAGACCACTGCCTAAAGCAACACAGAAGTATCTAGAGGCAGAAGAGGAATTAACAGAAACTTTAGATAATCTGGGAATTAAGTATGAAAAGAAATTCCAGTTTAAGTCTACAAAGCATTGGCGGTTTGATTTTCATTTAATTGAACATCGTATTTTAGTTGAAATTGCTGGTGGCCCTTGGTCTGGCGGTCGTAAGGGCAAGCTAAAGAATAAAGCTTGGAGTCTTGATCGTTACGATGTGGCTGAAGAGATGGGCTACACAGTAGTTCGTATTGAGACAGCGACAAGGCACCGGATAGATGAGACAGGACCGCTACAGATGCGAAAAGATTACGCTAGCCAATGGCTTAAAAATTTAAAGAGGCAAATATTTAATGGATCAGATCAGACCATTCCCACCAACTGACTTTATTGATCAGGCCGAAGAAGAGGAAGCAATTCGTTTAATACCGGCACCTGATTTAAAAAAATGGGTTATTGCTAACTACTTAACGATAGGTGGACCACTACATAACCCAGATCACGATCATATTGCTGAGTTACTTCACGACAATGAAGAGTTTTTAGCTTGTGCATGGGCTTCATCCGCATGTGTTGCTAAAAAGCGTATGGTTCTAGGTCAATGCGAAAAGGTGATGTTCAACCAAGGCGGGTGGAAGAAAGCTCGACAAGAGCAGCAAATGCGTGATTGGTTTGGCTATGTGCCTGTATATCTAATTACCATTGATGCTAGTTATTGTGATCAGGCTACGGACCGAGACTTTTGCGCTTTAATCGAACATGAGCTTTATCACATTGGCGTTGAGCGAGACGGGGATGGTGAACCACTTCATAGCGATATGACTGGCTTACCAAAACACTATTTAGCTGGCCATGACGTTGAAGAGTTTGTTGGTGTAGTAAAAAGATGGGGAGCGGACGAAAGCGTGAAGCGACTAATTGAAGTGGCGAAGCAAGCGCCGTTTGTATCAGATGTAAATATTTCCAAGTGTTGTGGGACATGTTTAATAAGTTGAGCCGTTTGGCTCATTTTTTTTGCCATGTTTCCTTGACGTACCTTGACGGATAGAGAGAAATGGCGACTTTAAACAAAAAGCAAAAACTCTTTATTGTGCAGTCACTTGCTGTTTTTAATACTCCTCAAGAAACAGTAGCACTCGTCAAGGAAGAATTTGATATTGAAGTTTCAAGGCAGCAAGTAGAATCTTACGATCCAACTAAAGTTGCGGGTAGAGATTTAAGTAAGGAATTTAAAGATTTTTTTGAGAAAGTTCGGGATGAGTATCTTGAACAGCCACTTAATAAAATTAGCGGTGTAAATGACATTGTCCAGTTGAAAATTCTGAATGATCTGCTGTGGTCCAAAAAAAATAACGTGAGAATGACACTCCAGATCGTCGACCAGATGCAAAAAATCACCAAAGGGTTTTATGACAAGAAGGGCGATCAGGCAAGCAAGGGGAGAGTTAATGAAGAAGGACAAACAAAAGCTGAAGTGGAGCTGGAGATTAAAAAGCTTGAGCTTCAGAAGTTACAGCGTGAAGTGAATCCACCAGAGTATCGCCCACCTGAAGAGGATTACAAACTTGTTTTGAATCCTGATGAGGAGATACCAAATGAGCCAATTCTTTAATCCTCCAGAAGGTTCAGTTCAGTTAACACCTAAACAAGCAAATATCTATTTATGGGGTTGGCAAAAAGAAGCCCGATTTCGCGATGCTGTTTGTGGCCGTCGTTTCGGTAAGACCTTCCTAGCAAAAGCGGAAATGCGCAGGGCCGCCAGACTTGCCGCTAAATGGAATGTTTCTGTTGAGGATGAAATTTGGTATGCAGCGCCAACATTTAAGCAAGCTAAGCGGGTTTTCTGGAAACGTTTAAAGCAAGCAATTCCTGCATCATGGCGAGCAGGTAAGCCGAATGAGACTGAATGTTCAATTACATTAAGAAGTGGCCATGTTATCCGTGTTGTAGGGTTGGACAATTATGATGACCTTCGTGGTTCTGGCTTATTTTTCTTAATTATTGATGAATGGGCGGATTGTAAATGGGCCGCATGGGAAGAAGTACTTCGCCCAATGCTGTCTACGTGTAAGTATGTAGTTAATGGTGAACAGCGGGTTGGTGGTCATGTATTAAGGATTGGAACACCTAAAGGCTTTAACCATTGTTATGACACTTTCATGGATGGTCAGCCGGGGCATGAACCAGATTGTAAAAGCTTTTCTTATACCTCATTACAAGGTGGAAATATTCCTGAGTCAGAGATCATTGTTGCTAAGCGCAAGATGGATCCTAAGACATTTAGCCAGGAATATGAGGCAAGCTTTGAAAGTTATCAAGGCGTTATCTTTTACTGTTTTAATCGTTTATTAAGCGCATCGACAGAAATAGTTCAATCAAATGATGTACTTCATGTGGGGATGGACTTCAACGTAACCAAAATGGCTGCGGTTGTATATGTTCGACGTGGTGAGCAAATGCATGCTGTTGATGAGTTTGTGAATCTCTTTGACACCCCAGCAATGATTGAAGCTATTCAGGAGCGTTATCCTAAACATGAAATTGCAGTTTATCCGGATGCTTCAGGTGAAAACCGTAAGTCTAGTAATGCAAGTGAAACGGATCTGGCTTTGCTCAGAAAGGCAGGATTTAAAGTACACGTAAATAATAGAAACCCTGCAGTTAAAGACCGTATCAACTCAATGAATGGGATGCTTTGCAATACATTCTCTGAGCGCAGATTATTTGTGAACGTGACTAAATGTCCGCACTTTGCTAAATGCTTAGAGCGACAAATTTATGATGATCATGGTCAGCCTGATAAGAAATCAGGATTTGACCATATGAATGATGCTGGTACATATCCAATCGCGTATTTATTCCCGATTGATAAAAAATCAATTGGCATACGTAGAATTCGCGGAATGTCTTAAACAACGCACCTTTATAGGTGCTTTTTTATTGGTGTTTTTATGGCAGTTACTGATAAACATCCGCAGTATATTGCTGCGCAAATTGCTTGGATAATTATGCGTGATGCCGTAGCTGGCGAAGAGCAGATCAAACAGGCACAGACCAAATACCTCTCTAAATCGGCAGGGATGATCGAAGCTGAAAAGCAGGGTGATACAACCGGAGAGATTTATAAAGCTTATCTAAGCCGTGCTCAATATCCTTTATGGGTTCAAGATTCATTACGTACAATGATTGGTTTAGTTTCAAAGCTAGAGCCGAATATTGTGATTGAAAGCTCTTTGCTCAAAGGACTGATTGATAACGCAACTAATGATGGGTTTGGATTAAAACAGCTTTTCATTCGTATTTGTCTGGAGCTATTAGTATTTGGCCGCTGCGGATTGATGGTAGATGTCGATGATAAAAGTGTTCCTTATTTTGCGTTATATGATGCTTTATCTATCATCAATTGGAAAGAAAACAGTATCGGTGGACGTAAGGATCTGAAGCTGTTAGTGCTCGAGGAGCAATTTGATAACAGTGAAGATGAGTTTGGTCATGATACTAAAACGGTTCATCGTGTTTTATCCATGATTGACGGGGCCTTAGTAGTTCGCTTGTTTGATGGATCAACTGAAGAAGATAAAACGCCTACTTTGGGCGGTAATCAGCTATCGTTCACGCCGTTTGTATTCTGCGGTGCCACTGATAATTCGCCCGATGTTGGCACAGTCCCTCTTTTAACTATGGCTAAAGCAGCACTGAAGCATTACCAGCTAAGCGCGGACTATTTCCAGTCACTTCATCACACAGCACATCCTCAACCTTGGATTAATGGTTTAGATGGGGATGAAGACGATGATGATATTAGTGTTACAGGAGTTATGGCTGTCTGGAGTTTACCTAAGGAATCACAATGCGGTTATTTAGAAATTTCAGGTAATGGAATTGAGTTAACCAAGCAGGAAATGGATTCCCAAAAAAACGCTGCTCTTGAAGCTGGAGCTAAAGTTGTAGACACCAATACACAAGAATCAGGTGAAGCACGCCGTGCCCGTCAGGATGATCAGCATGCGAGTCTACACAGTATTGTGATGTGTGCAGCGGCAGCAATTGAACAAGCTATTAAATATGCTGCTCAATGGCTAAAGCTTGATCCTTCTAAAAATGCATTCACAGTAGAGCCTGAGTTTATTGTCCAGAAATACGATATCAATCTGGCTAAGCAGCTTTATGAAGGTGCTATTTCTGGAAAGAACTCTTTTCAGACGTATTGGGAATATATCGCTACTGGGAAGTTACCAGCTCATGACTTTAAGGAAGAGCTGAAGCGTGTTGAAAGTGAGCGCGATAGTATGCCGTTGTAGAGGTGAGATATGACTTCAAAAGATAAAACCTTGATCGAAGTACTTACACAACATCAAGCATATTTATATCGAACTTCTTCTCAATCAGTTAATGAATTATTAACAATCTTTAATGCTGAGTCAGCCTTGATGCTGGCAAAGCTTCGAGATTTGTTGGATGAGTTAAATGATTCTGAAAAGGTGGCTCTTGCTAGTGGCCAATACACAACTACAAACCTCAAAGAGATTCGGGATTTAATTTCTCAGTGGTTTACGGCAATTAATACTTCACTACCTGAAGCATTCGCGGTTTCTGCTACAGCATTAGCGGTATATGAGGCCAACTACACGTCAAAACTATACGGCGGAAAGATTAAACAGCCCAATGGAGACATGCTTTATAAGTCTGCTAAAAAAGTCCCTTTAGTAGGCGGGGCCTTGGTCGATGACCTTTTAACAAAGTTGGCTGAAAGTGCTCGTCAAAAGGTTGAATATGCGATTCGGGATGGGATTAGTTCAGGTAAAACGAATCAGCAAATTGTTCAGCGCATCGGGGGGACTAAACGCCTTAATTATGAAGACGGCATCTTAACCAGCAGTAAGTCTGATATCGATCGGACGGTAAGAACAGTTAGGAGTCATGTTGCTAATCAAGCTTACCTCAGTAGCTTTAACCAGATCGGCTTTGAATACGTAAAGCTGGTAGCAACGTTGGATGGTAGAACATCAAAACTATGTGCCTCACTGGATGGTACCGTTTGGAAAATTAATGACCCAGCAAAACGGGTGCCGCCTTTACATCCACACTGCAGAAGCATTCTCATACCAGTTGAGAAAGATGGGCTTCTGGTAGGAGAACGTCCGTTTGTGATGGATGAGCGGAAAGTTAAAGACATACCCAAAGAGGAGCGTAGCCAACTTATTGGCCAATTGGATGCTAATACGACGTTTAGAGAGTTCTTCAAAAAGACAGATGACTTCTTTCAGAAAGAGTGGTTAGGGCCAAAGAGGTACAAACTTTATAAAGAAGGAAAGTTTGATTTTGAAAAGTTCTTCGATCCGGAAGGGCGGTTATACACACTGGACCAACTTCGTAAGTTGGATGAGAAAACATTTAAGGAGTTGGGATTGTAGAATTAGGGTACAAGTAATGTGTTATAAGTTCCTATAACACAAACTCTATTCAACAATATATGAGATTTTATCATCGAACTTCACCAGAAAGAGCCGTAAAAGTGATAATAACCAAAAATTTTATTGGTAACGTCATGAAAGATGATGACGGGCTGAATGGTTATGTACATGTAAGTCAACTCAGAAATACAACTTTAAAAGGTAATGGAGCTGAACTGATTTTAGAGTGGTTAGGCCCTGTTCAGGAGGTAATTAATAATGAATTACCTGTTTTTAAAATGAAGAAAAATGTTCTTTATACGCAATACATACAAAGGGAAACTTATCTTCCCATTAATAGATGGAGGGAATTTATACCTTCTCCTATGAATGAAAATTTATTAAAAATCGTAAATATTAAATTTATAGGAGGAAAAAAAATAGATGACTTAATCATTTATCCAGACTGGTATAGATTCATACCCTTCAAGAAGCTCAAAACAAAGTTTGAACGCGGATATAAGTTAAGGTTCATTAAAGAGTTGAGAGATGAATATATCAATCGTGAATTATTTTTAAAAATCAGTTGATCGTTTTTGTAATTGTTAACCAAAGAGCCAAAAGGCTCTTTTTTTGTGAGTAATAAATATGCAAAGTCCAATTATCCAATATTTTAAGTATGAACACTTACCAGAACATTTGCAGCAAGTTAGCAAGCCAATAGGTGATTTAGCTAAGCAAATGGATGAACTGTTGCCTGATGGTCCTGAAAAATCAACGGGATTACGAAAACTACTTGAAGCCAAAGATGCATTTGTGCGCCAAGCTGTAAGTAAATAATTAAATATTTGAGCGAAATACAGCGTCCTTAGGGCGCTTTTTTAATGCCTTGAGATAAGGCTTTATCCAAATCAAACGAGAGGTTTGAACATGTCATTGCCATTTATTGTTGATTCACTTGATGCCATCAAAGAGGAGCACCGTGCTTTATATGTTGAGGAAAACGGGAAGTTTCGCCTCGATTTAGACGGCTATGAAGATCCTAAGGGCTTGAAAACAGCACTTCAAAGCGAGCGTGATGCTGCTAAGACTGCAAAACAAGAACTCCAGAAACTTCAAAAACAGTTCGAAGGGATTGATCCTGAAATTGTTAAAAAGGTCTTTTCTCAGATTGATCAAGATGAAGAAGCCAAGCTAATCGCTGAAGGCAAAATTACCGAAGTGATTCAGAAGCGCACCGAGAAGATGCGTGAAGAACATGAAAAGGTACTTAAAGCCGAAAAAGACCGTGCTGACAAAGCTGAAGCTTATGCAAATAAGTTTAAGGAATCAGTAATTCAAGGACAAATCGTTCAAGCGGCTGTAGAGCTTGAAGCATTACCTGAAGCTACAGGTGACATTGCGTTTTTAGCTAAATCAAAGTTTGCATTAGATGAAAACGGCAAAGCTGTTGCTGTTGACGAAAACGGCGAAGTGATTATTGGCAAAGATGGCCAGACAGCATTATCGCCAAAAGAGTGGGTTGAATCTCTACGTGAGCAAAAGCCTTACTACTGGCCTAAACCAAATGGTATGGGCGCACCAGGTAGTAACAATTCAAAAGGTCAGGTCGACATTCTTAAACCAGATGGTTCAGTGAATTTAACCAAATTGGCGCAATTACGAAATGAAAATCCGCAGTTAGCTAAAGAACTAGCTGCAAAACACAATATTAAACTTTAAGGAGTAAAGCCTAATGGGTGATACCAAAATTGCTGATGTAATCGTACCTGAGTTATTCACTCCGTATGTTTTAAACAAAACAGCTGAGAAATCTACCTTATGGCAGTCTGGCATTGTTGGGGATCTTGATGAAGAAGTCGCTTTCGGAACTAAGGGCGGTACTACTGTAAATATCCCTTTTTGGAACGATTTAAGTGGTGAATCTGAAGTTCTCTCAGATCAAACCCCTTTATCTGTAAATAACATCACATCGGGTCAAGATATTGCAATTCTTCATGCTCGTGGTAAGGCATGGGGGGCTAATGATCTAGCAAAGGCCTTATCTGGTGACGATCCACTCGGAGCGGTTGGTGATCTAGTAGCAGATTATTGGGCGCGTGAGTTCCAAGGGTTTACCGTGAATACCCTCAAAGGTGTTTTTGGTGCTGCAAGTATGGCAAGTAACGTACATGATATTTCAGCTGGCGTAGGGGCCGCAGCGGTTATTGATGGTCACTCTTTTGTTGATGCGTCATATAAGCTTGGCGATGCGGTCGATAAATTAACGGCGATTTCAATGCATTCATTCACTATGTCAGCTTTATCTAAGCAGGGGTTGATTGAAACCGTGCGTGATGCTGATGGGGTTTTGCTCTACAAAACCTTTATGGATCGCCGTGTGATTGTTGATGATGGCATGCCTGTGGATGGTGATGTATTTACTTCCTTTCTATTTGGTCAAGGTGCTGTTGGCTTCCAAGATATTGGTGCGCCAAATGCGGTTGAAACTGATCGCGATAGTCTTGCTGGTGTAGATATCTTGATTAACCGCCGTCACTTTGTGCTGCATCCACGTGGTGTTAAATGGGCAGGACCAAATGGAATTGCACCTAAAAATTCTGGGCTTGCAACCGGCACCAACTGGGAACGTGTTTACGATCCTAAACAGATCCGTATCGTGGCTTTTAAACACAAAATCAAATAACTAAAAGGCGGGTAACACCGCCTTATTTTTTGGAGATCCTTACATGGGACTTTCATCATTTAACCGTGCACGGGAAAGACAACAAATGACTGAAGCTAAAATAAATGAGTTAGAAGATCAACTAGCAACATTGAAAGGTGAATTTATTGCATTCCAGAATAATCCTGAAGCAATGAAAGCACGTATTGCTGAGCTTGAATTGGGTGAAGGAAAACAAACGCCAGATGGCGAAAATCAGCAAGATCAAGGTAACCAAAACCCTGAAGATAATCAAAACACTGGTGACGACCAAGTGCAGTCTATTAATTATGCCGGACTTAAAGTTGATGAGCTTCGAGCGGTGTTAACTGAAAAGGGTATTGCATTTGAATCAGGTGCTAAAAAAGACGAACTATTAGCATTACTTCCAAAGGAATAATCCATGAGCTTTATCACTGAACAAGAAGCAATTGAACGTGTTGCAGGCTTTGATGCTTTATCTGCCAGTGATAAAGCTGACTATCTCGAAAAGTCAGAAGCTTACTTGTTAGCGCGTAATGTTAAGCCTTATGAAGACACAACCATAGTACCCAAAGCCCTTAAATCAGCTTCATTTGAAGTCATAAAGGGCATCATGAAGGGTGAACTATATCAAGGCCAAGAACAGGTATTAAAGCGCAAGAAAGTGAAGGCAGATACGGTAGAAACTGAAAAGGAATACCAGGACGGATCAGTAAAACTGAGTGCGACTGAGCAATATATTCTTGATTTGATCAAACCATATTGCAAACGGAAACGCATATTTTTTGTTAGGAAAATCTAATGGGTTTACGTGACGAACTTCAGGCAGATCTTGCTGAAGCATTTAATGAAGATCTAGCAGATGCCGTGCATACCTTTACATGTGAACGGGTATCTAAAAAGAATTGGGATCCTAAGTCAGAAACTTATGTTGAAGTTAAAGAAAACTATTCAGGCCGTGGAGTTCTATTTGGCTCATACAGTCAATATGAAATCCAAACCCTTGGAGTACTGGCAACAGATAAGAAAGCGATTGTGCTTCAAAATGAAGTGACAATGGTGCCCATTATGGAAGATGAGTGGGTTACACCTTTAGGTACTTTTCGTGTCAAACACATTCAACAGGATCCCGCTGTAACTATTTGGAAATGTCAGTTGAGGAAGGTTTGATTACTTGGTCTAATATCCTTCTAAATTAGGGGGATATATGGCTAGAAAAAAATTAGAAGATAAAATTAAAAGAGTTGGCTACTTTGTTGGTGGTGGAATATTGGGCTACTTATTGATCAGTTTTTTTATACTAAGTTCATTTCCACTACACCAGTACCTTCTGGATAAAAAACTTGCTTATGATGTTTTAAAAGATAGTCTAACCATAGGTGCTGCATTTCTTGCCCCAATTGCTGCATTTGTTTTATTTAACGACTGGAGGGTTGAGTATCACATAAAAGAACAATTCAATAGTATTGATGAAATTAAAAAAATACTCAAAGAAGTTGAAACGACAATTGGTAAATACGTAAATAGAATTTTTAAAGAAAATATCAACTGTAATATTGAGTTTGAAAATTTTTCTGAAAGATTAATTTTATTAGAGTATAGGGATCTCTTAGGAATCCTTTTAGTTGAAATTGATGAAAAAAATCAGTTAGTAATAGATTTTAAAAAAAATGTTGGGATGTATTATGCAAAGCTAAACGTAGCTCTTAACCATTTAAATATTATGGAATTTAATACTTATCGAGAAGGTAAATTAATAAAAGACGATATAGGTAGAAAAATCCACGAAGAAGAAATCAAAAATATTCGTGATGATTTTATGGATAGATATCTAAAGTTTCATGAAATTCATAACGAACTAACAAGTAGATATTTTTCGATAGTTACTTTGGGAAATGAGATTAAAAGAAACATGTAAAGAAACCCACTTCGGTGGGTTTTTTAATGGGCACAAATTAGGAGTTTAAATGATAAGTACAGATTACGTACCTTTATGGCATATATCACCATTTCAACATGTGCAGTATGCGCTTGCTCGAAATCAAATACATATGGATTTGTTATTTGAAGATATGGGCAATGCTGATCAATTTTTAGATATGGGGGCGGATGCTCAGGTTAGTTCTTATTCAGATGGCGCATATGCAATTGTCCAAATTGGAGATACAGCAGATAAGGACCAAATACAAGTTTATGGATTGCTTTTACATGAGGCTGTGCAAATCTGGCAAATAGTAAAACGGCGAATGAGTGAGCGCGAGCCAAGTGTAGAGTTTGAAGCATATTCGATTCAAGCGATCGCTCAAGACCTTTTTGAAATGTATGAAGAAAGCGAGGTGAATGATGGGGTGGAAGGGGAGAAAGCCAACTGAATTTAGTTTTGATGTGGCTAAAACAGCAGAGGACAAGGTAAAGAAAATTACAATGGATGCTGTTCAGTCTTTGGTCGTTTCAAGTCCCGTTGATACTGGCGCTTATCGTGCTTCTCATATTGTTTCGATTGGATCTGGTGACTATGGTGTACGTGGACCTGAAACAAACGCCGTGCAAGATGCAGCGATTCAAGCTGTGAAATTTAAACTTGGTAGTTTGATCTATATTCAAAACAACCAGCCCTATGCTGAACGCTTAGAAGATGGGTGGTCTGATCAAGCACCGCAAGGTATTTACAAGACCACGTTTACTTATATTTCTCAAAAGTACGGTGGTTAAGATGGCAATGACTTTAGAGCAGACAAGGCAAGCTATTATCGATCGTATGCAAAGCTTTACTGGTATTGCCCAGGACAGAATCCAGTATCCAAATGCGCCAGGGTTTAAGGTTCCAAAAGAAGGCTTATGGTGTCGATTAACGATTGCACGTGGTCCGAGTTTTACTTCCGGTGTAGCAGATAAACCTTGTAACCGTCGTACTGGTAATATCATGGTTCAATGTTTTGATCGATTGCATACCGGAGAAAAAGCACTAACAGTTCTTAGTGATGATTTGCTGGCACATTTTGAGTATTTTTCATTTGAGGATTTAGAGTGTTTGAATGGCGAATCAATTTATGCAGGAAAAGATGCTGACTTCATTCAATACAATGTATCAATAAGTTATTTAGTTAACTAAAGCACATAACAAACCAATCTTTCACAACCACCTCATCGGTGGTTTTTTATTTTTACAGGAATCACTTATGAGCAATTTTTGTTTTAAGCGTGGTGACACATTCAACTTGAATTTGCAGCTGGTTGATATGGATGAGGCTTTGCAATTTCCACCTGATGATGTTCGCCGTGCCATCGATCTAACAAGCTACACGTTTACATCACAAGTTAAATCGTTGGTGGATGGAACAGTGATTGCTACTTTGACTTGTGCAGCTTTAAGCCAAAGCACACAGAAAGGTTGGCTTAACGTGAAATCAGGAGCAAGCACAGCAGCATGGCCTGTAGGTTTGTGCCAAATGGATATTAAAGCCGTAGTAAGCGGCAACACTCAACATACCGAAACTTTGACTTTCCAAGTGATTGATGGGGTAACAGCATAATGGCAAATCTTGTATTTAAATTTAATTGGGACCATCGACCATTCCAGTTGAACTCGGCCCAAGGTAAGCGGCAATTTATGCTGCCATTTGCGTCGGGTATTCCTAATTTAGTCCCTAACTTTTCTCAAGTAGTTGGTACAGCCACTATCTCTCAAGGTGGTACTGGGGCTACAACTGCAGCAGACGCTCGATCAAATCTCGGAGCTGCTGAAAAAGGTACAAATACCGATATTATTGAAATGAAAGGCTTAACTACACCACTTTCAGTTGCGCAAGGTGGAACGGGTGCTTCTTCTACAGCAGGTGCTCGTTTAGTTCTTGGTTTAGGTGATATGGGGATTCCTGGATTTTCTGGAAGTAAAATTAACGAGTTATATGACAAGGTATCCATTACTCAATGGGCTGCCGTATTAGGTGATAATAAGTTTACATTTATATCAAATGGCGACTGGCAAGGAGGAAATGTCAGCAACCCCCTTAATATGCCTAGCCGTTATGGTTCTTTGATGTCGTATTTGGGAACAAACTCATACGGGACTTATTCTTGGCAAATTTTTAAGTCAGTTTATGGAGGACTACTTTATTTTCGTTATGGAGCTGGGGCTGATTCATGGACTGCTTGGGGACATTTAAAGACCAGTTTTAACACTTCTGTTGATGCCAACGGATTTTTAAAATCAGCATCTCCTGTAGTTAAGTTATTTAGTGATCATATTGAACTGAATGAAGACGCAGAAAAACAACCAATTGAGTTTAAGAAAGTCGATGTTGGTGAATATCTGCTTAAGGGTTCTTTAGGTTTTGCTCAGGAAGGCTGGTATATCGAAGTACCTAAGGATGCAAATGGAAACACGATCGTAGCTGTGGTGTATGACACATTGGAAAACGGCGATATTTCAATTAAAACTTATAAACGTAAGTTTGATTTTGAACTTGCTGCAGTAGTAGCTGATTTAGAAATGCCTATGGATATTCCAGAAGCACGCTGGGTTGATATTCGTTTGCATGAAGAACCCGAACCGGAGCCAGAAGAAGAACATTTATCTGAAACGCCTTTTAACTTCCAACCCACTAATTTATCCGAAGCAGTTTCAGCGGCCATGGTCGGCATAGCTCCACCTGAACCTTCAGAAACCTCAGATGAAACTCAATAAGAACCCGCTAATTTAGCGGGTTTTTTTACTCCCTCTATTTATACCGACCCGCTCATGAAGCGGGTTTTTTATGCCTAAATTTTGGAGAACTATAAATGAGTTCAGGCGCGAAAATTCGATTATATGCTTGTGAAGAAGCAGTATTAGGGACGACTCCAGCAAACCCAATTTGGTACACCGTTCGCCGTGTAACTGATGGCTTATCAGAAAATGTCTCTACAGAAGAAAGCAGCGAAGTGGTTGATTCACGTTATCGTCAAGGCGGTGTAGTTACTGAAGCTGAAGTAGCTGGTCAGTTAGAGTTTGAATTATCACTTGGAACCTTTGATTTATTCTTAAGTGCTTTAGCTTTCAACAACTGGGCCACAAACAGCTTAACTATTGGCGGTACAGTTCGTAAGTCATTAACGCTAGTTAAAGTTTTTGAAGATGTTGGGCAGGTATTTATCTACCGTGGCGTGCAGGTGAATACCGGCGAAATCACTATTCAAACTACCGGAAAAATCACTGGTAATTTTGGTTTAGTAGGTAGCTCATTTACACGACAGACTACAAGCCCAGTTGTAAACCCTGTTGCAGCTTCAACTCGACCATTGGTCAGCATGCCAAACGTTGAAAATTTACTTGTGAATGGTCAATCTATTCAAGGTAAAGCATGTATGCAGTCGCTTACGCTTTCGATCAATAACAACCTTGAAGCGATTCGTTGTATTGGATCTGGTAAATACACTCCAGAGTTTTACTTAGAGAAAATGATGGATATCGAAGCGAATGCTTCTTTCATGTTCTCGGCAACTGCGGCGGGGTGGATTGATGCCATCAAAACCCGTGATGTGTTTACATTGGCCTTTGATATTAAAGACAGCAAAGGCAGTAAATACTCGTTCAACTTCCCACAGTTAGAAGTTATGGAAGCCAATCACCCAGACGGCGGTGGTGATGACATCATCACCTTAGATATCAACTTTGCTCAAGTGCGTACAGCTCCAACGATTGTGCGTGCTCTTGTTTAATTCAATTCAAATCAATAAAGCCTGTGGAATCCCATGGGCTTTTTTATTATCTAAATTTCGAGGTAGGTATGGCTTTAAAAGTTGGAATTGTACGAAGTTCAGAAGTATCGAAGTGGTGTACGTTTGAAACTGCAGGTGGACAAGCAGAGTTTAAAATTCGTGGTATTGGCTATAAACCTTTTCAAGTTGCTTTAGAAAAGGCTGGTAATCAAATTTCATCAAAAGGCTATGATGTAATGGTAAAAGATGAAAACGGAAAGCTTTACCATGAGCTTTTATTAGATGCAGCTGGAGCTCATTTAATTGAAGATTGGAAGGGCGTAGTTTTTGCTGAAGTAGAAGGTGACGATACAATTGAAACCGAGCAACCTTATACCCCTGAGAATGCATCTAAGCTGCTTAACCTTGGTGATATTGGTCTTTTGATCTGGTCATTCATTAAAGAGCAAGCGCAAAAGATCCAGGAAGATGCCGATAAGGACAAAGCTACGATTTTGGGAAAGTCCTCGAACTATACAAGTACCAAAAGACCTATGCGTCAAAAACGCCGCACGAAATCGAACAAATCAAGTTCCTAGGTGGACATGTTCCGGATCCACCGGAATATTCTTATGCGGCAGATTCCATACTTGCAGCCTTTAGCACGATTATCAGATCTAGACGATATGAACAAAGTGTACCGTTGTGCTTAGATCAACAGGCAATCAATGTATATGCTGAGCATAATGATTTGCCTGTTGATGCTCATATCTTTAATGACTGTATTTTTGCTTTGGATAATTTGTTTATGGATGAGGTAGTAAAGAAATTAACTACTAAGAAAAATAAATAATACATTAATTTAAGTAACTATTTAAATGTAGTTACTTAAAATTCATCTATTTTGAAAATTGATTTCAAACTTTAACGTGGGATAAAGTATTCCCTTTTAAATTACGGTTTGTTACATTGTGTTAGGTTTGTAACTTTACTTATTTCATTATGGCTTCAAAAATAACTCAGTTAAAAAAAATAAAGGTTAATCATTTTCGTGGTTTGAAAAATATTGAAATAAACATTGGCCATAGAATTACTGCAATTTGTGGAAAAAATGGAACTTCAAAATCTACAATTTTAGGTATGATCGCTCAAATTTTTAGTTTTGATACAGACTATACAAATAAAAATAAATTAACTTATAAAACTATAGCAGGTAGACCATTTAAATCTGAATTTGCTGAACATTTCAGATTATCTGCAACTCATGATTTACCTGGATCTATGGATGTCGAGTATGAGTTGTATGATGCATATTTTGAGCAAAATATTGATAGTTTAAAGTTAGGTTTATACAAATCAAGTGACCGTATAAAAGCTAGACCTGTGGTGCGAGGTAATATTGTAGAGGGAATTGCTACTAACTCTAGTAGAAATGTTACTCATCCAGTAATTTACTTGAGCTTAAAAAGGCTCATGCCAATCGCGCAAAGGGAAAAATATTTATTAAACGAGGATTTAGATTATCTTAAATCAATTGAAATCGAATTTACTAGAGAAAATAATAAGTTACTTGGGAAAAGTGGGGGGAAAAACCTCTCAGGAACCACAGGCACAATTGATTCAGTAGTGGTTCATAATGATTACTATGATCACGAGTCGGTTTCTGTAGGTGAGGATAATACTGGTCAGCTTTTAATGGCATTATATTCTTTTAAGAAACTAAAAGAAGAATATCCAGATTATCATGGAGGAATACTTTTAATAGATGAATTGGATGCTGGTTTATTCCCTGGTGCTCAAACTGAACTTATAAAAACTTTAGAAAGTTTTTCAAAGAAATATAACCTTCAAATTATTTTTACAACTCATTCACCAATCATCATCCAGAATATATTCGAAAAGTCACAATTGGATATAAAAAACTATAAAACTGTTTATATGACTGATACATATGGAGAGGTGGAGGCTGTAGAGAATTATTCATGGAGTAAGATCTACGCTGATCTTTTTATAGATACTGTTGAATTCGAACCTGAGAAAAAAATTCCAAAAATTAATTTGTACTTCGAGGATGGTGAAGCTTATGAATTTTTCAGAATGCTTGTAAGAGATAGAAAAGTAAATAAATTACTAAATCCTATGAAAGATATCACTCTAGGATGTAAAACCTATTTATCTTTAATTGACCACAAAATTCCAGAATTTTGCCGTAATAGTATTATTGTATTCGATGGTGATGAATCAAATGGTTCGAAATATTTTAATACTTTGAAACTTCCATGCACCTTACCACCTGATCAATTACTTTTTGATTTCATGTATAAATTGCCTAATGATAATGTGTTTTGGAAAAACAGTATTGGTTTTACTCGACCGGTTTTTTTGAAAGCTGCGTCTCAAATTTTAGATTTTTTAGATTTAGAACATTTTCCTAATGAAGAATATGATTTGACTAAAATCGTAATTCAAAAGAGACAGTCTTCAAAGGATGATTTAGGTAAAACTCGGGAAAAATTCAAAGCATTTTATAAGCACAGTGATGTTCAGAGATTAATTAAGGGAAAAATTGCAGAAAATCCTTTTAAAATAATGATCAATAGTGATCCTTCAAAATTTTCATATTTTGAAAGTGAGCTTAAGTCTGTGATTTTAAAAGTAATTGATAAAACACACCCGTTAATGAAAATTTCAGTAGCTGAATTTTTGAATTAGTTTGATGAATATGGCCATGTTCGATAGAACCTGTTAAAATGTGTAAAAGGTTACTGGAATATCAATGAGTATTGACATCTACAATACACCACTTAGGTATCCTGGGGGTAAAGGTAAGTTTGCACCAGTTGTAAAATCTATTTTTGAAGCAAATGGACTTGTCGGTGGACATTATCTAGAGCCTTATGCTGGTGGAGCAGCTGTCGCATTAGATTTGCTATATAGTGGATTCGTAACTGATATTCATATTAATGACATTGATGTAGCAGTTTATAGTTTTTGGAAGTCTATAACTAAACATACTGATGAATTTCTAAAATTACTCCACGATACGTCTGTAACTATTGATGAATGGCATAAACAGAAATTGATTTTGAATGATCAATCTTGTCATGATCCTCTGCAGATAGGTTTTGCTGCATTTTTTCTTAATAGAACAAATAGATCTGGCATTCTTAAGGGAGGTGTAATTGGAGGAAAGAAGCAGGATGGCAATTACACACTCGATGCTAGATTTCATAAAGTCAATCTTAGTAAACGTATTGAGAAAGTTGGACTAAATGCTTCTCGAATTCATGTTTACAATGATGATGCATTGGATTTAATAAAAAGAGTTGATGAGTTTTTACCGAATAATTCACTTGTCTACTTAGATCCACCCTACTATGTCAAAGGACAAGGACTTTATAGAAATTTTTATGTTCATGATGACCATGTGAAAATTAGAAAAGCTTTAGATAAAATTAAATCCAAGTGGATTGTTTCTTATGATAACTGCGACGAGATAAAAGAAATTTATAAAGATTATCTGATGACTGACTATGATTTGAACTATAGTGCTTATCATAAGATTAAAGCTAAAGAGGTCATGTTCTTTTGTGAATCTTTGAATACCCCTCAAGAATATGATTTGTTCTCAATTATTTAAACCACCATCTGGTGGTTTTTTAATATCTATCTTTTCCTAATATATAGTTTTGTGTAAGATACAACTTATAAATACTTAATTTTAATAACTTTAAATTTATTGGGGAAAATATGTTTGAGAGAATTATAGATAAGTTGTGGGCGTTAAATGATGTCTTTGAGGAATATCCGAAAGTCTTTTATTTAATGATGGTTTATCTAGTATTGATGGTTGCTGTGGTCTTTCTTTTCTTTCCGTGTTTAAAGTGGCTTGCGAACCTTCAAATCTTGAATACTTATCCTTTATATGAACTTATATTAAGAAACTTTGACACACTCCGTTGGGGAGTCGTTGTATTACCATTGCTTATTGCAATTCATGGTTTTTTTGAAGTGATTGGGCTGCATGATCGTTTAAAAAAGAGAAGATACGGAAGATGAGAAAATCAATTTTTTTATCTTCTTGTTTGGTGATCTCTTTAACTTTAGTTGGTTGCACTAAACAAGTTGAAAGTAAGGCACTCCCACCTTCAGTTGAGGCGCAATTCATGAGTGCGGATCAACAAATAGGAAAGATGCTCGATGACCTAGAAAATCGAGATATTCCACTTCAACGGAAGCGTGAGATATTGTGTAACACCTATCCTGAAGTCTACAAAAAACAGTATATGCCAGCTCTACTCAAGTTTTCACCAAATGACTACAACGAACAAACTTTAACTAGAGATTCTGAAGCTGTGATTAGCTTCTATAAAAAAACTTTAGTAGTTAATTGTGGTTGATTTTTGTCAATTAAGGATTTAATAGTATATAGCTTACTTCAACAAGTATTCGAAAATATCATTTTAAATTCTTAAAGGTGAAAATTGTGTCAAATCAAACAAAATTCATATTTGGTTCAGTAATTGTCATAATGATTATTGTGGGTTGGAACTATTTTAAAGATTTAAATTTACTTAACTTAGGACAAAAAGGTGGGACCGCAGCTGGAAAAGAGATTAATAGAAATATGAATAACAATTAGACCACTTTCGGGTGGTTTTTTTAACAATCACTATTCATCTTTAAGTTATTCTAAATCATAGAAAATATGTATAAATATTGATCAGATTATAATTGACGAATATATTGATAAGGAGTTTATTAAAAGAGCAATAACCAAAATAATTGGTGAAAGTTATGAATATTAATAATGCTCTCGCATGGGGTCTATTATTTATTGCTCAAACAGGTTTTGCTACCGACTGTAAAAATATTGAGCAAGAAATAAAAGATATTCAAACTAACTATGAAAGTAAGTTTCAAACTCTAAAAGAAGATTCGGAAAACTTGGAAAATCCAGATTTTTCTACTCCCGATTTAATTCTTAAATTTAAAATGGACACGAAGTGGACTGACAAAAGGATGGTTTTTCATACACCAAGTTTTAGAAATAAAACTCAAAGAATGGTTTTTGGTACACCTCAAACAACCATGAAAGATAAAAAAATGTCTATGGATTTACCTACAATTAGAATGGTGCTCAAGAAAACTGGAGAATATCCAGAGGTTACGTGTAGTGGGTTTAGCTGTACTGTTAAGTGGTCTCCGATTTACACCAAAGTTCCTGAATTAGTTATGGAGAGAAAAGAGTGGGTAATGGGTATACCTGAAACCACATGGAAAGACACTGAAATTATTATGGATATTCCTGAATTTTTTATGCAAGAACAAGAATGGATACTAAAAATACCAGAGTTCACAGTTAAAGATGTAGAAGGTGAACTTAAACAGGTTCAGGACAAGGCACAACAGATACAGGGAACATCTGATACTCTTGCAAGTAATCTAAAGGAGGAAATGGGAAATAAAACTGGAGAGTTACTTAGTTGTAATATCAAAGTTGTTGAAGAACAAAAGACTTCGGCATTAAAAATGTATGACTTGTCACTTCAGCAGATAGACCTTGCAATTAGTTCGGCAACATCAAGAGGACTTGATCCAACCAAGATACCAAGTGATAGTGGAGAAATAAACTTAATTGCACAAAAAAATAAAATCTTAAATGATATAGATAAAATGCAAAAAGATTTTGATAGTGCAATTGAACAAATGAATAAGAGTTTAAAAGAAACATTAGAAAAAAAATAAGCTATTTGAAAATTATTTAATTGATATTGTTTTTCTTATTAAGAACCACCTTCGGGTGGTTTTTGGTTTTCTGAGCTGTTAAATTTTACTCATTCACTTTAATGGTTGATTCAATGAAAAATATTATACTTTTAATAGCTTCTTTGAGCTTTGCATCACTAGTGAATGCAGGTTTTGAAACTAAGCAAGAACAAATTGAAAAGAAAAAATCAGAAAAAAATGAAGAAGCTAATAAATATATCAGTAGTTTGGTTGGAAAAACGGCATGGTATAACTCTAAAAGCTGTAATGTTTCAAATCCAATATTTGCTAATCCAGATTTAACATCTGATGAAGATGCGAAATACAATACTGAAGATAAATATGTTCCTGTTAAGTTTTTAAGAGGAGAAATCAAACAAACATATTTCTATGGTTCATATTTTAATAATTATACTTTTGAGGTTCAAATTGATAATAAAGAAAAAGGATATTTGAAATCCTCTGACGGAGCAGGAAAGATTGAGTTAAATGACTGGGGGTGCTTCAGAACCAGTAATCCTGAAAATGAAGATAAGTTATTGAACCAAAAAATTAGTACATCATCTTCTATATGGTTAATAAGTTGTAAAAAAGATCCAATAGATTCAAAAAAGACCTGTTTTATGACTAAAGACAAGCTAACGGTAATGTTAATAAATGGCAAGTATGGAATAGGAGTAGGAAAGAACCATTACCCGCATTCGGAAAGTGCAATTAAGGTGGACGATAATGTTGCATATTACGGGCAGAATGGAATTATAAACCCGATCTATACAAATCTGATCATTAATCAATTAAAAAAAGGGAAGAAGGCATCAATTCGATATCAAGAATGGCCTTACAAATATGATATTCATGGTGAAATTGACTTAAATGGCTTTACTCAAAACTATATGGAAATGTTGAGCCGATTTAAAAGATTGTAAACCCCAAAGTTAAATTTTTATAAACCCGCGAAAGCGGGTTTTTTATTGCCTGGAGAAAAGTGAAATGGCACAAGAATCCCGTTTGGTCATTGTAATTGATTCGCAAAATGCTGAACGCAATGCACGAAATCTAGGCAATGAACTAAACAGTATTGAAAAGAATGGTGACTTTGCCACAAAGTCAATGGATCGCATGTCTGTAGCTACTCGTTCATTAGCTGGTTACATGGCTGGTGTTGTTACAATTGGTTCAGCCATTAGCAAGATGGATCTCTACACTGGTATTAATAACAAATTAAAATTAGTTACTAATAACCAAGAAGAATTAAATCTGGCAATGAATGATACTTTTGAAATTGCACAGCGTTCAGCATCCTCTTGGAGTGCTGTGAATGATGTCTATTCCAAATATATGTCCAATGCTAAGACACTAAATTTAACTCAAGAACAGACAGCAAAACTCACCGAAATTACTTCAAAAGCAGTTGCTATTAGTGGCTCTAATTCTGAAACAGCTGCAGCAGCTTTATTCCAGTATGGGCAAGCTTTAGATGGTGGTGTTTTAAGAGCCGAAGAGTTTAACAGTCTAGTCGATGGAGCGGGTGGCCTCCTAAACGCAATGGCTAAAGGTCTAGGAGTGACCCGTGGTGAACTCCGCCAAATGATGCTTGATGGAAAACTTACTGGTGAAGTAATTACTAAAGCACTTTTAAAAGCTGGTGATAGTGTTGAGCAACTTTACGGCAAAACTAATAAAACAATTTCTCAGTCTTTGGAAATGTTAAGTAATGGTATTACTAAGTTTGTCGGTGAAACAGGGCAAGGTTCTGGTGCTGCTCAGTCTTTAGCTGGATCTATACAAATTCTAGCTGAAAATCTAGATCTAATTGTAGACAGCGCTTTTGTACTTGGAATAGGGTTGATGACGAAAGCAGTTTTAACAAAAACTGTCGCCATTCAAGCAAGCATAGTAGCATCAGCTCAACAAAGAGCTGCAAATTTGGCAGAAGCGCAATCTCAAGTTCAGTTACTTGGTGTAGAGGCAATGCGAGCAAGACAATCTGCAGCATTAGCATTAACAGAAATCGGATTAGCACGGGCAGAATATAACGCAGCGATTACTGCAGACGCACGCGCAGTTGCTGTGCAACGTAAGACCGCAGCTGAAGTTGCTCATAGTGTTGCTTTAAAACAAGCCACCGCAGCGACTACTGCATATACCGTAGCACAAGGAAATTTAAATGGGGTTGCTAAACTTGGAAGCCGTGCATTAGGTTTAATTGGTGGGCCAATTGGAGCAATCACCATTGGAATTACAGCTTTAGCAGCAGGCTATATGTATTTTCAAGATAAAGCTGCTAAGGCTAACAAAAAATTAGAGGAGCAAGCTGAAGTAGCGAAAAGAGCAAAAGATGAATTGTTAGCTTTGCGAGGACTTGAAAAAGATTCTGCAATTAATGATATGACTGCTTCCTTGGAACGCCAGAATCAAGCTCTTGCTGAGTCTAGTAGCAAGATCAATATACAGTTAAATGCAATCGCTCAGCTTTATAAAGGGCACAAAGAAATTGTTGAGGTAGTTAATGAGGCTAAGGATGGCACCATTAGCATGAATGATGCTGTTAAGCGCTTTAATGATTTAAAGATCAATAAAGAAATCTATGAATCATTTAAAACAAATGCTGAAACTTTTCAAAAAAATTCAGTCGCAGCACAAACAACTCAATCTTCATTAAAGTTGCTAGGGCAAGAAACTAAAGTTGCAGGTAATGCAGCACAAAATGCTGCAGTCCAGCGTCAAAATCATGCTAAAGCGATTGAAGGTGAGGCAAACGCCGCAACGACAGCGGAACAAAAACTTAAAAAATTAAGAGAGGAGGCAAATAAATCCATGCTGAATGATCAGTATTGGATTAATACATATAATCGTAACAAAAATATTCTCGGCGAAGCGGTAGCAAAAGATTTTGCTGATTTTTCTCAAGAATGGCGTAAAACAAATAAAATTGGTTCAGATATCACCCTCACAAAAGAGCAGAACCAAGTTTTACAAGAACAGTGGCAGTTACATTTGAAAATTGCTGCAATTCGCGATGAAGCTACTGCTGCCACCAAAGAGCAAACCAAGGCACTGCGAGATCAGCAAAAAGTTTTAACTGTAAATGACAAAGTTCGAGTTAACGCAGAAAAATATAATTTTGCTGAAATTGAGGCTAAAAATAATCTTCCATCAGGTACCTTGTCAGCGATTCATATGATTGAATCTAAAGGTAATGCTCGGGCTTACAATAAGGAAACGGGTGCAACAGGTGGTTTTCAGTTTCTTGAGGGCACTGCCAAACAATATGGTGTAAAAGACCGCAATGATTTAGCACAGTCTGCCGAAGGTGCCGGGAAATACATGTCTTATCTTTTAAAACTCTTTAAAGGAGATCTAGAAAAGGCTGTTCGGGCATATCATGCTGGTGAAGGAAACGTGCAGAAGGGTAAAGGTATTGGTAAAAATAATAACCAATACTGGAAAGACTATCAGGGATATATGGCAGGTATAAATGGTTATACAGCTGGCGATATCTCCTCAAAAGACTTTGATGGCCTTATTCAAGAAGCCACTAAAATGGCTGAAGAACAAGCTAATCTTCGGATTAAGTTAGAAAATGATGTTGCAGACCAGGTAACCAAGATTCGAAATGATCTTTCTAAAAAGTTGGAAGAAGTTGATAAAGCTAATTTTAGCCCTGAGCGTAAAGCTGCAATTAAAGCGGAGCTGCAAGCGCGTGCAGATAATGATATTGCAATTGCTGAGCAAGCTACTAAAACCAAGCTTGATTCATTTCGTGACTTTACTAAGAGCGAAGAACAGCTTTTAAAAGATAGTTTTGCTAAACGGCAGTTTGAAGCTGAGCATGATCTAGAGTTGACTAAAGAACAGCGAAAAGAAGCCGTTGATATTTTAGCTCAACAATTAACACAAGAGATTGCATTAGTAAAATTGGCTCAAGAGCAGCGTTTATTTCAAGCACGGTTAACTTTGCTTTCCGAAACACAAGCTATGCAGGAGCGGTACAGGCTTGAACGTGAGGAGATTCTACAGAATACAAAACTTTCCATAGAAGAGCGGCAAAAGCTAATCGCATTTTCTAAAGCCAATCAGGATAAAGAGACGCGAAACAAAGTAAATAACGCTGTTCAAAACTGGGGTGGTATTCAGGCTGATATGAATGGTTCCAGTGAGTTCTTTAGACAGGATCAGGAACGTTTTAGTCGCTTGGGCGCTGCAAATGATCTTGCAGATAGTCAATATGCTGCCACTGATCTTAATGAACAAAATGGTTTAGATAGTCTGAAGGCACAAATGGATGCTGGACTAATTCAGCAACAAGACTTTGAAAACCAGAAAACTGCAATCATTCAAGCTGCTCAAGAACAGCGTAGTCAAATTTACAATGATTATGCTCAGAACGTTAAGGACGTTGAAGACAAATATCAACAAGATCGATTGAACGCTCAGATTGCTCTTGGTGGGCAAATGATGGGTTCAGTCACCTCGATGTTTGGTTCAATGTTTGGTGAACAGTCCAAAGCCTATAAGCTGATGTTTGCTGCAGATAAAGCTTATGCAATTGCAGCTGCAGGTATTGCCATTCAGCAAAATATCGCAGCAGCTTCTAAAGTTGGTTTCCCTTATAACTTGCCTCTAATTGCTGGAGCAGTTGCACAAGGTGCCAGCATTATTGCAAACATCCGGGCAATCAAAGATCAAGGATTTGCGGACGGTGGTTACACTGGAACTGGTGGAAAATATGAACCTGCAGGTATTGTCCACAAAGGTGAGGTTGTTTGGTCCCAAGAGGATATTCGCCGTTGGGGTGGTGTTGGTTTGGTTGAGAATATGCGTAAGAGTGCAAGCCCTGAAGCATTTATTAATAACCATGCTACTAACAATACTTCAGTAGAAAATGTCTTTAATCGTTCTTTCCTCAGTTCAAAAGCATTTAATGATAATCAAGCGATTTCGAATATTTTTAATCAACCTATTCGAGAAAATCAGATTATTACTAAAGGCTTTGCGAACGGTGGATTTACTGGAGGAAATGTTTCAAAACCGACTGCTTCCGGTCGTTCTGATCTATTCCATGACGGTAAAGTTTACTTCTCTTCAAATGGTTTAGTTCAGGATCGCTCAAATCTTGAAGATGTTCAGGACTTTACTTTAGGACGTGCTTCACGTCCTCAAGCTGAGATTATGCCTTCAATTGAGCCTACTTCACCGACAATCAATTTTAAGATTGAAGTGATTAATCAGGTGAGTGGGGCAACAGTTGAAGCTGAACAACTGGATGAGCAAACAGTCCGGATTATCGTTAAAGATGAACTGGATAAGCATCTTCCACGTGAGGTGCCAAAACTTGTAAGTGATCAAATCAAAGATCCGAGCTCATCAATTAGCCGGGCCATTTCAACCAACACAACAGCACGGCGTAATCGTTAATCATTACAAGCCACCTTCGGGTGGTTTTTTATTACCTGAAGGAAAGTTATGTACAAGTTAAAACTCAATCCTCAGACCAGCGGCTATGGCGTAACACCAGGTGATGATGTAAAGCGTCAAAAAATGGATGGTGGGCGTGGTCGCTATTACATCGATGTAAAACGTAATAGTCACATTGTTGATGTGAACTGGAATTTAAGTAAAACCGATTTTAATAAAATGATGGCGTTCTGGCGGGTCTATCAGAACAAGCCAGCCTCATTTTATGCGGATCTGGTGATTGATCAGGGAGCACGTCAGCAATACCTATGTAACTTCATTCCGAACTCGTTCAAGACCAATGAAGTGAATGGCAACCTTTACCGGGTAAATGCACAGCTCGAAGTTGTTCAAAACCAGTCTAACCTTACAGCCGATATAGCTTTGATTAAGGATTGGGAGGTCTAATGGATAACGAATATGCCAAGTTCTTTTTCAATCGGAAAGTTGATGTCTATCAACTGGAGTGTATTGAGCTTTCTCATCCTTCCTTTATGAACACATACCGAATAGTTCGTAATGATGATCGTGGGGTGTATGTACAACATAAGGAGGGATCCGGTCAGGTCTATTATGAATTTTTGCCAGCATCTATTCAAAGATCCGGAATGCTGGGTGATCTGGACCAGACTTTAACAGTCTCTATATCTGGTTTAGGTGATGTAATGCCAGATGAGTTTGAACGGGTAATCGAAGGTCAATATCCCGATGTAAAGCCAACAGTAAATTACCGGCTTTACAGTTCAGACAATCTGAATTCTCCAATGTTTTATTTACTTGGACTACAACTCTCCAGTGTTGCCATGAATCATAAAGCTGTGACGTTCAAAGCTGAATCGCCGCGATTAAATACCACTAAAACCGGGGATATCTTTGCACTGGATCGCTTTAGTGGATTGAAGGGGGCTATATGAAAAGTCATGATCATTTGCTCGATAGGCAATATGACGAGGAACACTACAACTGTGTTCACTTTGTTCATGAAGCTGCAATGGACCTATACGGTATAGATCGGGCGGAAGCGCTTGAACTCTTTATGCAGCCTAAGGGCAAAATTACTTTTTTATCTTCACGGTTAAAACTTTTAAATCCGCTACCCATGCCCAAGGAAGGCTGCATAGTCGCCTTCCATCCTAGACAAAGACATAAGCCCCCACATGTGGGGCTTTTTCGTGGGCAAAAGATTCTTCACCTCATGGAAAGCGGAGTCACTTATTTGCCTGAAGAAGTCGTAATGGGCATGGGGTTTAACCGGGTTAGTTATTATGATTAAAGTTATTTATAAAAAAGATGCTTTGTCTGAAGAAAAGACAATTGAAAAGGCTCAAACCATTGGGCAATGGCTCACTTCAAAATATGAACATATGCCTGAGCATGTCCGCATCTTTCATACCACAAGCAATATGGATCATGCGGAAATTTCATTTGCGAATGAAGTCACACCAAATAATGCTTATGAGTTAAAGCAGCTCGATTTCTTGCCGGGCACTTTTATCGTAGTTGAGAACCCTAAATGGGTCGCGGCTATTGTTTCGATTGTGATTAGTATTGCGATCGCATTTTTAATGCCGACTCCATCGATAGCCCAGACTACTCAAAATACTAACCAGTCTTCTTCAGCCAATAACGAACTGTCTAACCGTGAAAATAAGATCCGGGTGAATGGTCGTATTGCTGATAATTATGGTACTGGGTGGAACACTCCCGACCTAATCGCAGTACCTTACAAGGTTTATGAAAATAACGTCGAAGTTGAACACGTTGTCGGTTGTATTGGTCGTGGACACTATAAAATTAATGGAGCTTATGACGGTGAAACCAATATTGTCGATATTGCCGGTGCATCGGTAGAAGTCTATCGGCCGGGCGTCGATATTGTCTCAGGTGAGCCATATTTCTCGCTTGGTACCGAAATTACAACACCACCCTTAACGGTTCAGCATCAAACTTCTGTTAATGGCCAAGTTCTCCGTCCAGCAGATACGCAATCTTTAGAGGGTACCAACTATCTTCATTTTGCATATCCAAACGAGATCCTTCGGGCATCTGCAAACAATACGGATTTAACCACCAAGTTTGTAAGTAATGACCGCGTAGAAATCACCAATGCCTCATTCACGTTTAATGGCCAGACTTATGATTTAAACGGCACTTACAGCGTTCTATCGGTAGCTGATGATCGTATGACGTTATCAAATCCAGCTGCTGTTAATACTAACTGGTTAAAGCTTAAAGAGTTATCTAATCAGCAAACAGCTGCTGCATCTCCCAAGCTTGCATCCATCGGTGAGAAATGGATTGGCCCATTTATCTTAGACAATATTGAACGTAGTCGAGTGCTTTGTAACTTTGTCGCTACAAATGGCCTTTATACCGTTTCGTCAGGGGGCAATCAGGCAGCTGTAAACGTCACGATTGAGGTTGAGGTAACGCCAGTTAATGAGTCTGGTGCAGCTATTGGTAATCCAATGTTGAAACAGATCATTCTTAAAGGCTCCGCTAAATCTCGTCAAACCGTTGGTGCAACACTTGATATGGTTACATTTCAGGGGCGCTGTAGTGTCCGTGCACGCCGTTTAACTTCAACCCCTGGAGTAACAACGGTGGTTGATGATGTGAAATGGCAAGCCCTTTATGGTGCATATCCTCTACAAAGCACGAAATACGAGTATGAAACTGTTTTTCGTGCGCGTACTTATGCAACCACTGGAGCTTTATCTGTTAAGTCCCGCAAGATCAATTTTGATCTTCTGCGAATGTTGCCAACTTATAAAAATGGGGCAATGACAACAGAGCTATATCCAACGTCTAGCTTTGCTGATGCTTTGGTATCTATGGCACTTGATGACAAGATTGGCCGCCGTACGATCGATGAGATTGATCTCGAAAACATCTATCGCACATATAACGATGTAGTTGATTATTTTGGTACACCGCTAGCGGCTGAGTTCTGTACCACGATTGATGATACAAACCTGTCTTTTGAAGAGCTGGTTACCAATCTTTGTGATGCAGTGTTTTGTACCGCATATCGGCAAAACAATAAGCTCAAACTTTATTTTGAACGGCCAACCGATAACTCTGTAATGCTGTTTAACTTCAGGAATATCATTCCGGATAGTTACAAGCATGACCTGACCTTTGGCGTGATGGATGATTACGATGGACTGATCTATGAATACACGGATCCGACCGATGATAGCCGTATCAATATCTATTTGCCAGACAAGGGAGCAAAGAACCCCAAAGAAGTGAAATCTGTTGGTGTACGAAACAAATGGCAAGCTCATTTCAATGCGTACCGGCTTTGGAACAAGCTTCGCTTCCAGCGCAAATCCATTACCTTTGATGCGGCACCAGAATCAGAATTACTGGTTTTACGCGACCGGATTGCTGTAGCGGATTATCGCAATGGTATTCATCAAAGCGGTGAGGTGTTACAGCAAGAAGGTTTAATTCTCACTCTAAGCCATGATGTAGATTTCATTTCGGGCAAGAGCTATGTGATTTATCTGCAAATGAATGATGGTTCCGTGGACCTAATACCTGTTACACCGGGTTCAGCCAAGAATAAGGTAGTGTTAGGACGTTTGCCGAACGGTGCTCTCAAACTAAGTTCTGATGATTTTGTTAATACCATTTATACGGTTGTTAATGACGATACAAAAGACTCATTACCTTATCTGGTAGCTAAAAAAGATCCGGTTGATAAGTTCTCGAACACGATTACTGCAGTCAATTACGATGTTCGTTATTACCTTAATGACAAAGACTTTATTGATGTTCCAGTGGATGATTCTCCAATTTACATCCGTTATGACCAGCTTGATCTTAATTTAGCTCGCTTATATCAGATGCAAAGAGGTGATTTGCCAACAACTGGTGAAATTAGCTTTATTGTTGAAGCTGGTGCTTTAGTTTCGAGTTCTAGTTCACTTAGACCTGAAACACGAATGGTTTATAGGTTCGATTACCGTGATAATTCTACAAGATATGAGTTTATTGTACCTGCAGCACCTGAATTCCCTGCGATTGATACAGGTGAGTTTCCACCTGATCTAGTCGTAAATCTGACGATTAAAGGCTCGGTTGTTGGGCGTGGTGGTGATGGTGGTTTACCGCATCTTGCATTTGGTGCATGGGAGTCTGATCCAGATTATTACTTTACTAAAACTCGCCGTGATGGATTCCAGGGCGCACCAGGTTTATTAAACCGACACAGCAAACTAAACCTGACTATTGATGGCGGCACTTTGGCTCGTGGTGGTTCTGGAGGTGGTGCTTCACCGAGTGGTATTTACACTGGATTGTCATATGGGGTTCAGGGTATTCCGGGAGGAGCTGGTGCACCTTTTGGTCGGGTAATGACAGGACAGCCTATTACTAGCGACTCACAAGATTGGCGTTGGTACTTAAATAGCTATTTTATGGTTGTAAAAGTAACCGATGCTGAAGCTTCGGTACCAGGCAAAGGCTATCGAACCCAAAATGATCGCTATGGATCTCCTTTGTCCGGTGATGGCGGTGGTTGGGGCCAACGTGGTACTAAGTCTACCAATGATGGAACATGGAACTGGAATTACCATGGCACAACAGAAGGACAACCAGGAGCGGGAGGTACTGCAATTGTCGGGGTTGCGCCACTGACAACCAAATTAATCAATGAAGGGTTGATTTTAGAAACTCTATAGTTTACCTATAGGTATATTAAATTTATTTCTTTTTATTAAAGGTTTTTTATGATTAAAGATAAAATGGCTGAAGAGAATGCTGCTCTTATGGGGCGTGCATTAATTGAGCTTACAGGTATCGGAAAAAAAGAACCTAATGGAAATATACAGGTTGATCGTAAAGGGGTTATTAAAGCTTTTTATAAATTTGTATCATTTACCGATGACAAGTATGGTAAACCTGAAACAAAAGAACATTCAAATGGAGATATTGAGTTTATTCTAGGAGAGTATAGTTACTTGTGGAATCTTAGTGATCCATTTCAATCTAACTCTGCTATATATAAAATACTGTATGAAGTTTTCTATAAACATCAGTAGAAAATATGAATAAAACCCCGCATTTGCGGGGTTTTTTATTGCCTATGATCTGGAGGAAGGCATGTATGAACGGTCAAACAAATAGTGTAGTCGAAGCGGCTGCAAGTACGGCTGCCGCGACTGCAACAAAATTTACGTATGGGTATGTATTAGGAGGCAGTTTGATCGGTGTAATAGGTAAAATTGATTGGGCCGTTGTCTTTTCAATCTTAATCGGTATAGCAACCTTCCTAACGAATCTTTATTTCAAAAAACGAGATGAGAAGCGAAAGGACGAGATTCATGCGCTTCAAACGAAACAATATGAGCTGACTAAAGAACGTTTAAAAGGGGATAACGATGAGCAGTGAACAAACTAGAGCCTATCTTTCATTTGCTCTTGTGGGGTTAATGTTTGTTTTGGTGATCGCTTTATTCTTTGTAGAAATGCCAAGGGAAAATAGCACTCTTTTAAACACAGCACTAGGTTTTATTGCTGGGGCTATGTCTATGGCTTGTGGTTATTACTTCGGTAGTTCCGAGCTAGAAAAGAAAAAGAAATCTGAAGATACAAAGCAGCTGTAACCATTCAACAATTTATGCCGCCTTCGGGCGGTTTTTTTACATCTGAAGGAAAGTGAAATGAAATTTATCAATTTACAAAGAACACTTGGTGTTGCAATTGACGGGAAGATAGGGCGCGGCACTCTTACAGCCTTATTTAAGAAACTTGGAGCAAATCAAAGTCGCGCTGAAGAGCTGGCATTAGCAGCTAACGTACATTTCAAAGACTATGCGATTCTCTACAATGAGCTGCGCTTTGCTCACTTCATTGCACAGCTTGCTCATGAGTCTGGCAACTTTCGATACATGGAAGAAATTGCATCTGGTGCAGCATACGAGGGGCGTAAAGATCTAGGCAATATTATGGCTGGTGATGGTGTTCGCTTTAAGGGTCGTGGACCAATCCAACTTACTGGACGTGATAACTACCAAAAATATGGTCGAGCATTGGGCATCGATTTTGAATCGCATTCTGAACTTGTCGCTATTCCAAGTATTGGTTTACTCGTTGCTTGTAAATTCTGGACAAACAATGGGTTGAATGAACTAGCTGACCGTGATGACATTTTGACTATTACGCGTCGCATCAATGGCGGTACAAATGGCTTAGTTGAACGTAAAGCTAATTTGGCCAGAATTAAAAGCTGGATGTCATGAAGGCTTTAATATTGCTGTGCATTCTATTGTCAGGATGCACAGCTCATACAATCAATAGCAATGTTAGTGTGGGAATCTGCGTGAAAGCCCTCTGAGGAGGGTGATATACTATAAACGTACTTTTTCTAGGATCTGTTTTATATAGTAATTGTAAATGTACGTTCCTATTTCATTAACTGGATCAGAATTTAAAAATAGGATTTTTTGTAATTTGGCTTCTAAAGAATTCTCAAACTCAATATCGGTTAAAACACTACAAAATTTTAAAAGGCTATCTCTAGTTTGCTCAATATCAGTTAGTAAATCTTCCTGATTGGTTACAATACAATAGTTAGTATATGAATCTTGAAAGTTTAAATAATGATTGAAAAGTTCTTGGCTTCTTTTAGTGACTTTGCTTGAATTATTTAAAAAAGCAAATCTCAGCTTTTTTTCATTGTTATTCAACATTTCTTTAAAAAGAGCAAATCTTAGATTTTTTTCATTGTTTTTCAATACTTCTTTAAGTTGATACTCTAAATAAATTAATTCATTGCAGATTTCGGTAAAGCATTCATCAAATTTTTTAAAACTTGCATAAACCTCTATGCCAAATTGAATGGAATTCTGATGTTTTTGTTGATCTTTCCAATCATTAAATAAGTAGGCAGCAATAGCTGCTGCCCCTAAAGTTGCAATTGCACTAAATATACTTCCAGTAGTTGAAAGGCTATCTTGTACAGCTTTAACATTACCCCAGAAGAAATATAAAATTCCAAAAATACTAATAAGTAGGATTATTAAAATTAACCCTATAAACATAATACTTAGGGAAAAGGCACTTTTATTCATTAATCACCAATAGTTCCTAAAATTGGAATCATTTGCGGCCCAGTCATCCGAGCCTTACTAATAATCTCGAGAAGTTCATCATAAGTTAAATTAAAAGAATCTTCACGATCAAAAACAAAGACCATATTCTTACCTTCATATTTTGGAGATAATAAAAAATCTTTAGATATTAGAGTTTGAGAGAAATTCTCCTGTTTTGAGTGATATAAATTTATAATTGATTTTTATTCTTTTTTTTGATTTGTCGATCTTTTAGGTATGTATATATTCTACCTTTAATATGATAGCTAAACCAACTAGTACGGTAGCAATCAGCATTTAAATCTATTTCATTATATTGCTCATAATGTTTAAATTTTTCTAATTGAGAATGTACTTTATAACTTTGCCAATCTATAACCCCTTCTTCGAGAGCCTTATCTATAACTTTTTTTATATGAGAGGTACCTAAGTCTTTTTTTAACAGATCTATATCAAATTTTAGTTTACCATCAAGTAAAGAGCTTTCTGGATTTTTACTTATAGTAGTAAAAGAATTTTCCCCATTTTTTGTCTTTATTTCAATGAAATATAAGACATTATTTCCAACTGGAATGCCATTTATAAAGTCACCTTTATGCCTAATTATTAGCCCTGTATAATAATGACTTAAAACCTTGTGAATTATACTTTTATATCTCAGATCCTTACATACAACTATTCCTTCTGTTGTATCTAGTACTATTTTTTTCTTAATTTTTTTATTGCTTAAAACATCTGAAAAATTAGCTACTTTTTTCATCCCTGCCATATAAGCAAAATGTGGTTCAAGTTTGTGATTTAAATTTTCGTATGGTTTTAATACGAATGTTTCATCATAACCATCGGTTAATTGAATATAAAGATTGTGACCTAATCTAATAAAAATCTTATTAATAATTACAGGCCTATCTTTTTTGTTAACTAAAACAATTGAAGAGATATATCTTTCAGTAGATGAAAAATCCCCACGAATAAGGTAAGTTGCGGAAATACTAATTCCAGATTTTCTTAAGTAATTCATTGAGGTTATATATAATGCTAATAATGAGATTAACAATGTCGGAAGAAAATATTCTGGCGTTGCTTTAAGAAAATCTTTCAAATCTATATAGTAAATTGGATCTATACTTGTAAAATATATTGTTAAAAATATTATTAAAGTAAAAAAAGATATTAAAAAAAATTTATCATTCATCGAGTTTACCAAGTTTTTTTAGATATTTAAAACAATCAGTGATATATAGTCAACAGCTCATCCCATCTAAACGGATTTTTACTCAATTTATCTCTCGACATCGACCAGTTCCGACCCGGCACATAACATGGTCCGACACCTAGTTTTTTCTTTCCGAATTTTGTGTGCACGTTATCTAGTGTTTTCATCAATTGTTCTTTCTTTTCTATTACTTCAAAATCTGTGAGCAGGTCATAGGTATGGCCAGATTTTGGCTCTAAACCTGTTAGTATCACGCCGCTCTTCTTATACTTAATACCCTCTTTAAAGATATCTGACACCATCTTTACCGCTGCTTTTACAAAGTCAATTGCGCAATCTGTTGGCTGTGAAAATGAGCCAGTAATAGATTTATTGTAAAATGGCACATTGAGATCGAAAGGGTTTGACTGTACAAAAGCAATCATACATCCACATAGCAGTCCTTCATCACGCAACCGTTTACATGCATCTTGGGCATACATCGAGATAGCTTCTTTTAGATCCGTTAGCTCAGTTACACGACCACCGAAAGACCTAGAAGCAACAATCTGCTTTTTAGATGGGGGAGTGTGTTCAATCTCAATGCAAGAAATGCCTTGTAGCTCATAGATCGTGCGAGCCATGACAATGGAAAATTTCTTTTGCATCTCTCGAGGTTCAGCACAAGCCAGATCAAACACCGTATTAATTCCCATCGATTGAAGTTTTTTTGAATGCTTACGACCGACGCCCCAGACTTCACTCACATCTATTCGAGCAAAGTAATATTCTTTGTTGCACGGATCCATATTAACGAGGTCACAAACGCTGTTAAAGCCGGGGTTTTTCTTTGCAATATGATTTGCAATCTTTGCTTCTGTTTTACTTCTTCCGATTCCAACACATACTGGTAAACCGAGCCATTTCCATATCTTTGCTCGCATATCTCGTCCAACTTTTTCTAAATCAAAGTTCTTCTCATAAGCGGTGAAATCAACAAAACATTCGTCTATGGAGTAAGGTTCAATTTCTTCACCTGTAACGTAAGAAGCAAGAATCGTATGAAAGCGCCGTGACATTTCTGCATACATTGCGTAGTTGCTTGAAAGTACGAGTACGTTATGTTGTTGAACAATGTCTTTAATTTGAAAAAGAGGCACACCCATTTTAATGCCTAAAGCTTTTGATTCATTACTTCGAGCAACGGCACACCCATCGTTATTGCTGAGCACAATAACTGGTTTATCATTCAAAGATGGGTCAAAGACTCTCTCACATGAAACGTACATATTATTTACGTCGATGAGAAAAAATACTTTGTTCTCATATTTCATAACTTAATGCCGTGTCATTTTAATGATATGAGTGACAACACCCCAAATTATTAATTCTTGACCATCCGCTAAATAAATATTTTTATAATCCGGATTCTCCGCTTTAAGCCATTGACCTTTTTCATCGATCATTAAACGTTTAACTGTGAATTCATTGTCAATTAGTGCAATAACGATATCTCCGTGCTTTGCATCAAGACTACGATCCACAATCAATTCGTCATCAATATCTATACCTGCATTGAGCATTGATAGTGATGCAACTTTGACAATAAACGTTGAAGTTGCATTTTTGATTAAGTGCTCATTCATATCGAGCGCTTTATCGACATAATCTTGTGCTGGAGAGGGGAAGCCAGCGGAAATTTTTTCGAGTGCGTAGGGGATAAGCATGTGAGTTGACGGTACAACTTGCTTAAATGATAAAGCCTCAGATAAAACAATACTTTGTGTGATGTACGGTTTTATCTGCATAATGGATGGTGCAATTTCGCTCATAAACTTCCCCTAGTTTGATTTTGTTACATAATCAAGATGATATGCTAGAGCTCAGACGAAATTCAAATTTAAAAAGCTGTGGATAAACAAATAGAAGTCAAAAATTGACGTGCTTAATCATACCGTTGGTCAGATAGTGAACACATGGAATTAAAAAATATTTCGCTTTTGTATCACTAAAAAAATTATTTTAAAAAAAATATTGTTAATATGCGGTATATGATGCAATTTTTATTAATAAGTTTTTTCTTTAAAATTTTTTAAAAGCTTAATTATTGTAACACTAAAAAATAATAAAATAATTAATAAATAACTATTTATTTATTTTTAAGCTATTGTTTTTATGTGATTTTATTTTATATTTAATGGGATTTTATAATAATATTTATAATCTTTTATATTTTATGATAAATAATACTTATTATAATGATAGACCGATTTGTCCTTACTTTATAGACCGATAATGTTTTAAAAAACGGGTATATTTTTTGAAATATCTAGTTACAAATAAGTGGTTTTAATATTATAAGAAGGTTGGCTAGTATTGATTTGTCATTTTAATTCATACGATGGATTTATTTTAAATGAAAATTTTTTCATATTTATTAATCGTAACTGCAGCAATAATTTTTTATTTTAGTATAAAATTTGGATTTGATTTGAAAACAGCCTTTTATACTTTGTTTTTATTAGTGATGTGGTCGCTAGGTTGTTATTTTTCATACAGATTTTATAATGATTTAGAATATCCGAAAATTTGGTTTTATCTTGTTTTTGGTATTTTATTGAGTTTCTGTTTTTATCCACTTTTAGATTTTTATTCATTAAAACCAGTTAGTTACGACTGGTTGGATTGGCTAGGCTTTAGAGAGAGAAGTGTTAGTAATGGAGAAAATGAACAAAGATGGTATGGGAAAAATTATGGTAAATTCGGAATAACTGTAATATTTTCATTAATCGCAATAATAATTCAGCAGTTATTTGATAATGATGATTAGTCATATTGCAAAAAATAACTGTCTAAAATGGCAGTTATTTTTATTAACTATTTAATTGGCAGTTTTTAATATATTTTTTGGTTGTGCTACGAACTCATCTAATGGCATATCTAAGAAAAATTCCTTAGCTTCTTCATGTTTACAGTGCAGCCAGTCATTCCTTAGATCTGGTGGAATAACAATAATAGAGCGCTTTTCATCAGTAGGAGCATGGAATTGCTTCATGAAAGGGTGGTGGTCAGAATTAATTGTGAGCATGCTCATAGATCTGATTTCTTCGCCGTTCACAACTGCATATTCATAAATACCGGCAATAGTGAAAGGCATTTCATCTTTGCGATAAATTCCCCACCATTCAGACTTATTGTTTATGTACTTTGGCTCAAAAATTACATCAGCAGGAATTAAGCAGAATTGATTTTTCTTCCATGCATTACGAAAGCTGGGCTTTTCGTGAACAGTCTCGGTTCTTGCATTGTAAGTATTATGAACTTTTTTAAGTTCTTTAACCCATGGGGCTACTAAGCCAAATCTAGCTAATCGCCATTCCATTTGTTCTTTTTTCGAGAATAAAAGGGGAGCTTCATAGTTTGGGTATATGTGAGATTTATATTCAAATGTTGGCTCAAACAGATCCAGCAAGTGAATTCTATCTTTTGCTATTGGTTCGTAGTTTGAGCACATAAAAGAGCCTATTATTCATACGATCAAACATTAACTTAAAAGCATTTCATACGTTTTGTCCAGAATTTCAGAGAGATCATTATTAAAGTCTGTATATTTTTTTTCAAACACAGTTATTTGACCTCTGAAGTCAAGAGTTTTGTTATCCTCAAGATCAGATATCATGTAACCTAAAATTTCTTCAAACTCCGTACGCTTTACTTTTAATTGATCTAAATCAAATTCACCTCCATGCAATGTAAAATACCGACTTTCAAATATAAAGGCATGATATTGATGTACTAAATTCATGGATAAAGTATTTATGTTGGAAACAGTTCCTTCGTAATCTAAAACTATAGTATTGAAATCTTTTGTATTTACATTCACAGAAATACGGTCATCAATAAAAACGCAAATATCAGTAAATTCCCCATGAAGGATATTTATTGTTTTCATTAGATTATGTGTGGCTTCTCGAAATCGATCAATATCACCTTTTTTTAAATTATATTTAAAACTATCAACCCATGAGAATAAACTGTAAGCAACAAAAGCCGAACCAATAAGAGTAGCTAAAATTGAAGCATAATCTTTGAACTCAATAAATTCGAAGCAATAAAAAAAGGAGCATACTTTAATATAAAGTTTTTTATAGAAGTAAAAGTCATAAAGGAATAGTAAAAATAAATAAGTACCAAAAACGATGAAAATAATTGAAATAAGCTTAAAAAAAATATTATTTTTCAT